GGCAATACCAAAGAAGGCAACAGGGCTGCTGATTTATTTGATAAATATATCAGCGTGTATAACCATGAAGCCCAAATGGAATTAATAGCTGATTTCCCGGTAACAAGCGTGATGTCAGTTAAGCAATTTGCTGAATATCTTACCACCGTGAAACAGGAAACAGCATTAAAGTACGGAATGCAACTTATCGTGTTAGCTGAATATGAAGCCGCACTGGGCAGAGTATGAGAAGAAGGAATTGGCAATTCCGATAACGTTGTAAATCACCTGCTGCGCTGGGTGGTTAAATAAAGGCGCTAATGTTGGAGCAGTCTGGTGGATTTATTTTGTTATAACGCGGGGTGCATTATGGATACTAGCTGGAAGAACTTAGATGAAACAAAACGCTTTCAAGTAATCCGGAAAGCAGTGCTAATGGAAGACGAAGGTCACGAGCACTTGATAACCTCATTCGACACGCGCAAAGAGGCCGAAGAATGGCGGCTGGCGCAGAATGAGTATTTCACGGCTGATGATTTTTATATAAATGACTCAGCGTTATAACGACAAGCATAACCTGAGAGCGGGTTTAAACAGCTGATATTTAAGGAAAAGACATGGACATGGACATGAAGAGTGACAAAATTGAATCAAGCACCACAGTAGCGAATCAGGTTGATGCGCTTGTTATGCTTGGCCTGCCTACTGTTAGCGAGATGGCAAAAAGCAGGATTTATAAATGCAAAGAGGCCGCCTATGGTGAAGGCACGAACGCCTCTAACAACCTTGAGGGTGACTTTGGCGAATGGGATGACTGGGAAAAAGTCCTAATTGCTTTCGCTGGAGATGTATTAGCTGCTGTAACCGAGGATGGTGGCGAGGTGGTTCAGTTGGTTAAGCAGAGCGCTTGGTGGCGAATGAACGCCGCGATGAAAGACGCTCTTGATAATTCAGTAGAGCTGAGCGGTCAATACGAAGCCAGCATTGGTGAGCGCCCTGCAAGCAAAAAAGAAAAGGCAATTAGATCAATGTATGAGCGCGAAATAGGAGAACTACGTGACCTTATCACCTATTCGGATAAGAACAACGGCGTACCGTTTTGAAGCATAATGTGAAAATTAGGTGCGGCACTGGGTAGTGATTAAAAGTGCCAAAGCTTAGGCCGTCAGCTAGATTTTACTTGTTAGCCGTGAGCGGAGAGGTGATGTATGAGGCCAGGAAGACCAGATGTTATTTGCGAGCATCTAAAGTTTCGCCAACAGTGCAGTATTTGCACGAAACCTGAGAGAGCAACCATGAACAGACCCAGTGCAGATGATATTGAAATGATATTCGGCATGGAAACCAAAGCATTGCTGGACGTTAAAAAGAAACTTCAGATAATGGGGGTTGAGATAACCGACATCCTGACATTTCTGGATAGAGATAAAGTGCAGCTATTTGCTGAACAGCAAAGCGAGATTATCTATTTAAAGAAGAGAATAGCCGATATCAAGAAAACGGTAGAAGGCTAATGTGGGCAATAAGCTGCACCACCACAGATACCTAAAAAGGCGCTGAAATTTCAGTGTCAGATTAATTGCCGTTGTTAGGAGGCAGGATGTTTGTGAATTACCCTTATTATGATTCAATCAGCACCAGAGCATACGAGAGCTATTGTGTAACCCTAGTTGATCATCCATATCGGTATGAGTATGAGTATGAGTGGGCGCTTGAGGTTCCGAAATGGTGGAAGTGGTACGACATATTCAGAACGTGGGCAGAGGTTAAGATTTTACCCATGCAGGCAGGTATGCAGAATTGTATTAAGCGGGTGCAAGAAAGAGTATCAGCCACCCAAAGAGCAAAGCAGAAACGGCGGGCATTCGTGCAGAAATTGTATGCCGCCTAACGTTGCAATTAACCCGACCACGGGCAGATAAACAAGGAGCTGAATACCATGACTAAATCGAACGAAACCACAGAAAGTGAACCCAAGCGCCACAGTAGTGGGTCGGCGTTAAATTGCCTTGTTATGCCTGAAGATCTTGAGGTGATTAATAATCAAGATGATGTAACGCTAGCCCAATGGGCTTGCATGCTAAATAAATGGGAGTGGCCTGAAGAACTCCCCAATGAAGACAAAAGCCATGAGACGCAAGATTACAAGACGGGAGGCAGAAGAAGCCAGCTGAGAACGTTAATGGAAGATCGCGTAGGGCATCGACTTGTATCATGGGAATGGAATAAGGAGAACATGACCATTGAGGAATTCAATGATTTCTATGCTGGAACTTTTGAAGGAGATAAGGAGGCGAAAGCGCGATATGACAAGCGCCTTAATGAGAGGTACGGATTTGAGGCATAATGTTGTAAATAACCGGGCACGTTCGGTGCCCAAACAAAACGCTAATGATGAAATGCTCCGCGTTGATTTACGTTGTTAGCCTTCTGGGGTGAGCTATGGAATACACGATTAGTTTTAAAAACGGACATAAAATGACCATCAATGTCACCGATAAAGACAAGTTTGTGCAGGATATGCTTGATGGAGCGATGAAAGACCCAACCGCCTTAAATCACTTTTACGTTGAGCCAGGGCTGATGATTAATGTAAGCGAGATTACAGCCTGCCATGCGGCTCACCTTGAAGGCTAACAGTGATTAGGCAGCTGGGAGCTATATAACTCCGAAGGGGTGGGAGAAATACAGCTATTGAGGAGGCCAAAAACTATGCAAATACAGCTCAAACTTGAACAATGCCAAAAAGAGGGCATAATTAAACATATGAAGATTCCTGGGGATGAACTATGACCATTTGGTATAAAGCAGGCGTAATGGGTGAGCTGAAGCCAATAGCGCAGAAGGGCAAAGGAAGAGTAGCCAAGCTATATGCTAAACACGGGCTTGATCTTTACATAACCAGCCAGGGTGAAGGCAATCATTCTCCAGGTAATTTTCATGAGATAGGATTGGCTTTTGACTTCAGGCAACTGGAAGTCGAGATTCTGGAAATCGAAGCTGCATTAGGTGATGACTGGGATGTCCTGAAGTCGAATCATGGAGCTGCACATGCGGAATATGATCCCAAGTAGGTTTCTGATTGTGCTCATGCTGCTGATATTTGACGAGCCAAATGTGGGTGGGTATTGATTTAGCAGGAAACTTATATGTCAAACTCAGAACTCGAAAGCCTACTTTTAATGCAGATTAAAGCCTTGAAGCTGCCAACGCCAGAGCGAGAGTTTAAGTTTCATAAAACCAGGAAGTGGCGACTAGATTTTTACTGGCCTGAATATAAGTTTGCCTGCGAGGTTGAGGGTGGTGTTTATATCAAGGGTGGCCACACCAGAGGTGCTGGGTTTGAGAAAGACTGCACAAAGTATGGTGAGGCCATGTTGGCAGGAATAACGGTCTATAGATGCACTGGAAACCTCATAAAGCGAGGAGAGGCAGTGGCGGTGATAGAAAAGATGCTAGAATTAATTACACAAGATAACGAGCTGGATGTGGGTGAGAAATGAAATGCCACAATGGCTTAAAGTTGCATTGGTAACCATGCTTGGGGCAAGTGGCGCTCAAGCGGGCAACCTTAAGGCCAAACCGGGTTAAATAACTTCAACTCCTCTGGGTTATCTATTATGTCAAGATTTGTATTTTGAGGAAGATCTCTTAAGGCCTTGCGTTTACTTTTAAGAGCTGCGGGCAGCGCTGCATTCTCTAGCTGAAGAACCTCTTTATCGGTGGTGCTTAGCCTCGCATCCCTTTCAATTCGTATGCGATCCATCTTGATCAACCGCGCCTTTGGCATGTCGGTTGCAATTATTGATCCATCATCCTCCCACGCATCCTTGAAGTCTGGAAATGCCGGGATATCATCCTCATCAATCTTACGAGCTCCAGTCACCTGGCCTTGATCATCAGCACGCCACTTTGATATTACATCGTCCGCCGTAGGGAAAAGAATTCTCCATGCAGAATCACTTGCTTCAATTTTCTCACTTATTTTCTCACTTATTGATAGCAGAAAAATTACAGGCGTAACCCGTTCGACAATCTCGAAAATTTCCCCTGACTCTATATTCATAGCTGCATTAGGGTAGACCCTCATTATCCTGGAAAAGCCACCTTTCTTAATTACATAAGTATGGATCATGTTTGATCTCCAAAGCCATCACATGTGAAGTCTGTAGTGTCGTCAGCCGAGCCACCTGAATCATACGTCTTCACTTTAAAGGAACCAACCGCAAGACTGTGAACAACCGTCATACGTGGTGCCGTAGATCTTGAGGCCACATGAGGCGCATAAACCGCTGTTGAAAAATCTTGCATTATTGTCACTATAGTTTGCCCAGCACCGTCATCTGTCACAGACGCAATATTATAACTAGGTGAGCTTAGCGAAGGTGTGCCAGCGCTTCTACCAACGGCACACCATAGCTTAGAAGCTGAAGGATGATACTGTTGCCTACCTGGCGTAGTCATCACATCTATTGCCGTTGTTGCCTCCTGTTCTGCTTGAGAAGCTGCAGCAATCCCATCCACAAGCGGGGTTCCGTCTTCTCTTGAGTATGCAATGCAGCGCCAGTCGCCCGTTGCATATTCTATAAATTCGGCTTCATCTCCAGCCGCAGTGGTGATATTGGCTCCACCTAGCAGGATTAAATCAGTTGCATGGTGAGTTAACGTCAGAATCCCATCGAAATGAAGCTTGATAGCTGTTCCAATTCCCACAGTAGTAATAGATGTGATGGCTGTTGTGCCTGTGACATCGAAATAGTTACCATCAGTACCCACTGTTAAGGCCGTAGCGCTGGCTACATCAGCACCTTTTGACCATGATTGGGTTTTTGTAAAGTGATTTTCAGCAGTCTCTCCAGCCGCGGCAATATTTGCTCTCGAAGTGGCAGTGTTTCCCATCCCACTAAGATTGTCAGCCTTTAGCATGTCTCCTATTTGCGACCCAGACCACACATGTTCACAGGTTAAATTGGTCGTGCCTAGCGATAATGAACCAGAATAAATTATTTGCCAGCCGCCTTTTCCTGCAACCGTCCCGCCTGAGACATTTACAAGCATTCCTGATATTAGATCAGAGTTGTCGTTGAAATCTGGGGCGCGCGTCCATGTGCCAGTGCTGGCATAATAGATCCCATTTTCAGCCGTGTCGGTTTGAAGCGGCAGGAATACCCTGTCATTCTCAGCAGTAACAACAGTATCAATTGTTTGCAGCCCGCTAAGTGTTATATTTACCGCAGCCGCAGCCACACACGGAGCCTTGATTCCTTCTTCTGGCGCAATACCTGATCTGTCAGTAGTCGTTGAAACCATAATTAATCTCTCTTCTTGCCCCTTACTAAAGCGTGATAAAGATTATAGTCACCTTCCTCTTGGTAGTGATAACTATAATTAACTGTTCTGGCAACTTGCCCTGCTCCTGGTATGGGGAACAACCCAGCGGTTCCGCGCAATATCCTTACTGCCGTTTTGTCATCTAACTCTTTTTCGCCCTCAGACACCTTATAAAGATCAACAGCAGCGTTTTTAGCATCAGACATTGCTCTTTGATACGGGCTTGATGAGCTAAATCCTTTTGCCAAGGCCACCAAGTCTCTCAGCAAAAAGACCATGCTTAGACTGTATTCAGCACTCTTTGTGGCAGCGAACTCCACCCACCCTTCGTCATCATCATCATCTGGCAGCTCACCCACGACAAGCGCCGATAGAACAGCAGGGGCAACGACATACCAAGTCATTTCTCTAGTTACCTTAGTAACGCCTCCGACAGACTTAAAATCAGCTGTCTTTACGGCATCTCTAACTAGATTCCCGGTTTTGTTGAAGAACGACCCCATAAACGTGATGAGCTTAACTATCTCAGCCTGCCCTTGATGCGGTTGGCTTGATACCTTGCCCATCATTATAGGAGAGAGATCCTTCATTAGCCCAGACCCAATAGTAGCAGCAACTATCTCATCTGCATAAACTGCTGATTTCTTGTTGCTATAATGCCTCTTCTGCCCTTTTCGATAAGCCGCAATCCATATGGGATAAGCAACCATTGAATCACCAATAGTTGCCAGATCAAAAGCATGATGCTGCATTGACCCAAGCACGCCAGCTTTATTTAACTTGGTGGATACCTCGGCAATATCCCGGTTCATTATGTTGGTTCTGTCCTGCATGAACTGGGAATTTTCTTTTACAAATCCAATCATCTTTGCAGGGTTTCGGTAAAACTCAACCATCCCACTAATTACTTCAACCTCGCCTACTTTACCCATGCCATTGGTCAAGGCCACAGGCTGTTGAACAAAATTACGGATAGACAGGCCCAGCAATGAATAGGTGGCATTGGTTCTTAGATACCTAGCCGGGGTGTTAATCCAGCCACTAGCTGAATCTGCCTTGCCAGCAACAACGCCATTCATTGCAGCGATTAAAGATTCATATCTTTCTCTGCCGTATTTTTCAACAATCGCCTCTCTTACTGGCTTGCTTTGAAGAAGTCTAAATCCGCTCTTCGATGTTTGAGCAAAAGCAACGTCATGGTTAACCTCCTCCATTGCCTGGAAGTACATATTGAAATCTAGATTTACTGGCTTTCCACCTGAGCCTACACGCTCATGTCTCGCCCCGTGTTTAGTATTGCTTAGTATTCCTGATCCTGAACGAGTTTCTTTAACATTATCAACGACTTGTCTCAGGCTGTCCTGTGATGAATAGTTATAAAATAACCTTGTGTACCCTCCCGGTAGCTTGCGCCCATTAACCTGGAACGGCACATGCTCTACTTTTGGAGGCGAAACGCCGGTCATCGCCTTGGCTGTTTTGCTTACCCCAGGCCAATGTTCTTCATTCAACTTCCATAGCGCCTCGACCAGATCCAGTTCTTTATCTGTCATCATGTTCAACATAGACTGAACTTCAGATTCAGATAGTTGAAATCCATCTAATACAGCCTGCTGCCCTTCTGGCGAACCCCAATACAGAGCAAGCATGATCCTGGCCCTGCGTGACGTAGTCCACACTCCATCTCTAATACCTGCACCAGTGATCTTTTTCTTTTCTACCATCTCGCCGGAGATGGGGTCTATTGCTGTTCTGCTTACAGGAACAGAAAGCCTGCCTCTGCCCTCTATTAGCTCAGCCCATCCAAAGCCATTGAGAAGGTTGTTCAGCTTCTCTGCGTCCCCTCTGCGGGCTTTAATCTCTGTATTTGTTGAATCAATTATGTCCTGATAGAAATTCTCAAACATCGGGCCAAATTCTTCGTACCCGTCCAGCTCAGCGACGGTATTAGCAAAAGCAATCTGATCTGCGCCAAATGACTTCATCATGGATAGATTTCTAGTCCAGACAGTAGACTCCCTCGCTTCTATTCCATCCCCTTTCCCCTTCTCCTTAATGTTGGCACCTACCTTCTCGGCCATCGCCTTAAATTCAGCGTTGGCATTTTCAGATAGCTGCCCGCCGACCCAGCGAATATTCCTCGCCATATCATAGACGCCCTGCATCTCTTCGCCGGTCATTTCTGAATAAGGCTTAATCCTTAATGCGTTGACCCGAGCCATCTTCTCTTCTTGGCTTAGCTCCTCAATGGAGAGAATTGCATTCATCATGGAAAGATTAGGATCCAGCCATTGCGGAATGGTTAAATCACCAGCCTGTGCATTGATCCACTGGGCGATGCTGAATAGCTCAGCTCTTGCCTTGTCTTCAGCTGCTTTGCTTTTCCTAAAATCATACGCGGCCGTAAGCATTGCCAAGTAACCCACATGCTCTGGCGCAACGTCCTTAGGTGAGTATTTGCCAGCAGTAGCCTTAACCTGTGTTCTGCGCAGGTAATTACGCTGCTTATCCATGCTTTCCTTGGCATCTTTAGCAGCTTTATACAGATACTGGTTAGTAATCTGCTTAGCCTTTCGATCTTCAGCCAGCAGAGTATCGCCATCATCCAACGCAGCCTGTGCTTCTTTAGCAGACTTCACCTCTGCTCTATAATATTTGTTAGGCCTGATCTCGGAATATGGCATGGTAGCTACTAGCGCTTCAGCCTGCAGTCTGACCACCGCCAGGTTTGTAGTAGATGGCTTTCCATTCTGTCTATTCAGCGCCCTAAGCTCTATCAGAAGAGCCTTTGCATTCTCTTCATTCTGAGATGCTTCGATAGCTTCACGCTCTATCGTGCCATCATTCAGAATATCCCCATGGGTAGACAGCATGTATGACTCTGCATTCTCTTCTGCCTTCTTTGATATGGGGAGTGAGGCGGCAACCAAAGTGATCATCTGTTGAGAGGAGGCGAATCCCTGTTCCAGCGCCACACTTTCTAAATCACCGCCCCCCTCTTTCGTTAAGCCCCTGAGTCTTGGAGGGATCTTGTCGATCTTCAGGAGCTGCTTAACTGTTGCGCGGTCTACTGGCGCTTCGCGCATCATCTGTTCAGCCAGATATACTGGCTTTTCTCTTAATCTTTCCTCTTCTTCGGTTGCGTACTTTCTCTTTTCAGCTTTCCACTCTTTCTCATGCTTGCGAGTTAGCTCAGCAATCAGCTTCTCATCTAGTGTGGAGGCTGCTTTGTTCTCTCTGGCATCAACCCTAGCTTGGTATTCTTTGAACTCTGCAGTAGTCATGCCTGCTTGCTCAGCAGACTGGAAGAACTGGGTATAAATACCATCTACTTTCATCTGCTCTATTTCAGCATCAGTAGCCAGCATGCGGTCAAATACATCCCTGACCTCTTGGCTTACTTCGATCTCTTGAGCTGTGAATCTTCGGTATGCCTCCATAATCCAATTGCGGAATGAGGCGAATGCTTGGGCTAAACTGCGGCTAGGCGCTTTGCCTGTTTTGATGTAGGACAGGAACGCATCAGCAAATTTCTCATGCCTATCTCTGGCTGGATCACCGTGCTTTACAACATCCATATCATCGAATGACTCAGCGCCAAGATACTTCAGGAGTGTCTTTTGATCTTCAGTTATGCCGTACTCTTCGGCAAAGTCACGCTCCATCAACATAAATAAATGCGATGTTTCGTGAATGAAGGTTGTCATATCTGAGTTTTCAGTAAGGGTTATTTCATAGGGGGCTTGCAGGGTTATTCTGCCGCCTACTATTTCTTCTTTTTGTTGTAGTAGTGCATCAGGCTCACGATACATTGAATCGCTAATTTCAAAGTCTTTATTTCGCCCCTTATTCTCGACAAAACCAAAGCGCTTATAAAACTTTTTCAACCGCCTCACTGATCCACCAAGTGAGTTGCTAGGAGTAAGCGTGACAGTTTTCCCATTGGCGTCAGCCCAGTCTAACAGCGCATTAACAGCACCAGTACCCAGGCCTTCCCCACGCTCATCTTTGCGAACTTTAACCCCTTCTAACACAACATTACCTGCTGAGTCAGGTTTGACATCAAACATGTCAACGCCTGGCATTCTGAATATTGTGCGTTTCAAATCATCAAGCTCAACACCTCTCTGCTCCAACACTGGCGCCTGCTCATCCAGTTGCCTCTGAACCTCATTAGCCTGTGATTCTGCCTCGCCAAACAGCTCCTGCGCAGCCATCTCGCTTGCCTCAATAGCGTCTTCACCCTGGGAAATCAGATCGGCTGTGCGCGCTCTCAGCTCCGCCTTATCCTCAGCGGCTACCGGAACACCAAGAATGCATTTATTTAATGAACCCATTTTGAAACGCTGCCTGAATCATAAGTAATAGAATTTCCTCTTCTTCCTTCTGCCTCTTTTCCCCAAAGACCGATTTCCATACGAGCGGCACCGGTGGAAAGTGGCCCACTGCAAAGTGCCCTAGCGGAAAATGCCCAGAGGGAAACATTAATCACCTCCATCAACTGTTATATTTCCCGTGGTGTTGCCATTGGCATCATGTGGTGATGTTACCCTAGTTTTAGAACCATCTATAGACGCAAACTTTCCTGTTCTCTCGCTTCCGACTATGAAACCTGATCTGTTGCCAGCCAACACAGAGCGCGCCACCCTCAGGTGTGTCTTAAATGTTTCCGCCCCCTCATATACCATATTAAGTATGGCGGTCGTTATATCGGTTGTACTTAGATAATCACCCACGTAAGCCCAATCTGCCCAAGGGCTATTCTCGGCAGAAGCACTAGATGCCTCCAGATGGAATGAGTCGTCATCAAACCCAGTCGCATCAAAGTCATAAAAATAAACACCAGGAGAATACGTTGAATCCTTTTCAGCCATTACTTGCTGGCGAGTAGTCCAGCCTGAAACCTTGAACGTCATGTCATCAAAGTCCAGGTAATAATCATCGCTCTCCCTGCGAATAGACAGCAACACGTCAGCAAGCCCAGCAGCTCCGGTTCTCGTATGATCCAAGGCCGTTACTGTTAGAGGGACAGTAGCCCCATTTTGAAATCTCTCGCTCATGCGTGGCCACCTTCGCACCATTGCGTATAATTTGCTGTTAATTGAATTATGGCAACATCACCCTCATGGGTATCGTCGGCATGGGGCCCCTCTCTTTCTATAGAAACCCAAAGGATGTCCCCATAGTTGGGAGTGCCTGAACGCCTGGAAACTAATTTACTTGTATCTAATTGAATAACCGCAGACCCCTGGGTGTCGGCAGCAGTCGGTGCAGTAACAATCTCAATTATGGACTGCTCCGTGCTATGAGCTGTAGGAGCGCCTGCGGAAGACCTATAAATATTATTCCCATCCTGACTGTAAGCCCACCTAATAACCCACCTAATATTGCCCGCTGTCGCATCATCAGTAATATATGTCAGTACAATTCTTAAAGGACAGCTAGTGTCATAATCAAATGGGAGGTATGTCGCTAAAGCCGTCCTGTCTGTGGCATTGTTTTGAAATTTATTCTCAGCTCTCCCCAACCCAAGATGGTCAGATAAAAATAAATCCTGATTAGCGGGACTATCAGTATTAATCGGCTTTAATAATTCAACACCCCACGGTAATCTGCCAATAGGCCTGGCGGTTCCAAAGTATTCAATCCATCCATCAGGGTTCATTTCCGTATGGTTTGAATGCAACCTCCATTGTTCAAAAGTTGGTGCAGTAGTTATAGTTGTTTTTATTCTAAATCTCACCCAATAATAATCCGTATTTAACGTCATTGGATCAAATTTTGCCCAGTCAGTAGGGATCTTACAGCTGTAGCGCGTGTGTATATCACCTACTACTGCAAACAAACTTCCGTCCAAAGGAAAGTAATCAGCAGTAGATTCTGACGACATAATAGAGAACTCAATCCAAGCTCCATTATAGTATTCAGCAATAATCTCACCACCGCCAAGTGTTACAGCGGCACTTATTGCTTGCTTTATTCCTAAATGCTGTATTTTGTCCCCATGCGCTAAGCTTGATGCAACATAGATAGCTGTATCAACATCCGTGTTCGGGAATGTGAAAGTTGAACCCGCACTACTGGCCGCAGCGGTTGAAACATCCGCGTAGTCCACACCGTCATAGGTATAGACAAGCATGCCTCTAGTATAAGAATCACCTTCACCGACACACGACTCTCTACCTGCTTCTGGCACACCTACATGCAATTCGTTAACAATCTCGTAGCCTTTATTGCCTGGAAAAATATCGAAGCCATCTAACTCAACATTATCCCAGTTGGTTATCTGCCTTTTCTCGCTATTGTATCTTCCAGAGGTTATTTCTATGCGGGCAGTATCATCGTCTTGTGATACTTCATCATTAGTAATTGTTCCGAATCTTAAATTAGATGCATCAAGTTCTGAATTTGCTTCAACCCTTACACCATAAGAGCAGACAATAATACTAGCCATATTTGCCGTGATACGACCACCGCCTGTAGCAAGAGCACCAGCAGCTGAGCAAAGAATAATAATCGCATCTCTTATATCTATTGTTGCGTTATCAGCGTATGCACCATAAGCGCCACCCGTGCTTCTTACAGACAGCACGGTTATTCTAGAGGATGTTTCAGCAAATAAATTCCTATCGTTACCGGTGGTGTCGAGGCGGTTTACTGTGCATCTGCCACTGCTTCCGCTAACGCGCAGCCCATAAAGGCCGCCGTTAATATCACAATCATCTACTAATGCCCCACCAACATTATTAACTCTAATGCCTGCTGCATTTGTTGGGGCCGTGATAATGAATTCATTAATCTCCGCATTAGCAGAAAGATTGACAAAGTCAGTGTTGTTATCACTAGGAAATAATCTTATAGGGTGCTTATCTACACCAACAGCACTCACATAAGTAGGTATGGTGAATGGTGCTTCTGTGTAATCACCAGGATAAGCTGAGATGATATATCTTTTATCAATAGCTGAATCTGAGATTGAGTCACAGGCGTCTTTAATCGAGGTGAAGTCCCCGCCCAGTTTAGCAACGGTTATCGTCTGCGCCTTATAATCAATTGGTATGCCTACAGGCCTGAGTTCCATTAAGGATCACTCCTTGCGCCCTTTACTCCTGTAATTTTACCGCGCGCATCATAAATCACATCCATTTCAAAAGCTCGCGTATCCTGCTCCCTATCTTCGATTAACCGGCCAACGATCCGAGTGAGTTCCGCTACCTGGCTTATGAGGCCTTGTAATTTTCCCTCATCAGTTAGCTTTATCTCAACTTCTTGGGGTGTGGATTTTACTTCAACCTCTACTTCTACCACTTGCGTCTCAGCAGTAAGATTGACCTCGACCTGTTGTGGCTTTTGGGTCGGCGCAGATTTAATAGAGCGGATCTTTGCCCCCCTATTCTCCCTGCCTTTTAGCTCTTCCTGGCTGATGCTCACGTTCTTGCGTTCCATGCCGCAATTGCAACTGCAAGCGAGACGGCCCCGCCAAAAACCCGCCAAAACACCTTTTCACCAGACCCCATCTTTGATGTATTTACCGCCTGATTACTTTCGGCAATTCGCAGCCTGTCGAACAGTTTGTCTTGGCCTTTCTTTAGCTCATGCAACTCTTGATGGTCATTTAGCTGCCGCTCTTCAACCCTGGCTAGCACCAGCACCGCATCGGCCATCTTGTCTACTTTATCGCTTATCTGCATCTGATTGCGCTCGAATGTATCTAGGCGTTGCTGTAGGTATTGATCATCCATTCTAGTTCCTTAAGCAAGTAATCATGTTCTGAAGTGACTGCATTCTTTGTTGTGTTCGATTATACGCGACCTCACCATTCTCAGTGATTTCTACTACTTCGCCTGTTTCGCGGATTGTTTCTGTTGTGGTTACTTCTGTTTGGGCATATTGCGCACCGGGCTTGGCTTGAGCTAACAGATCCCCAAGCTCTTTGAAGTCAGGGTCAAAGGCAGCGTTGACTGAGCGGATTTGAGAGGGGTTAATGATTGCGACCTCTACGACCTTTTCCCCGTCTGTAATATGCATTGCATCAGGTGTGGTGCTTTCATCCCTAATTGACCATTGCTTGGTAAGCCCATTGAATACTGCTGGGTTGCTTGCTTTTGCATACACGGGGTAAATAAGCCCGGTGTCTTCTTCTGTGTAACTACCTGCATATGCTGGATCAGGACTGAAAAATATTCCCTTTCGGAACATATGCGTCCCAAATGGGGCGTCAGTTTTTTTTGCCAATCTATGGAGCCGCAGCGCCTCACCGCTTTTAGGTAAGAATGACTCGATGTCCGTATGAGTTGTACCATGATAAAGCACCTGCTCAGTGTTAAATCCCATCCCCTTAGCCCGCCCCATCCTGGCTTCTTTAGTCATCCCTTCCGGCCCAAATTTCTGCACCGCCCTAACCCATTCCGCCGCTTCGCCTTGGCTTCCCCCTTTATAGCCTTCAGTCTTGGCCTGCTGCAGAGCCTCTTCTGCATCAACCTGACCATCTGGCCCCTTGACCTTCTTAATTGCCTTTTCGTATATCTCTTTAGGTGAAATCTTCACGCCCTTCTCTTTCCATAGGCGCTCTGATTTTGCCTTGGCGTTGCTGGTGATCAGTGCCGACATCTTTTTAGCATGCATAGGCACTACTCTTTTTGTTTCAATTAGCTGCCTTTCAACATCCGCACCGATCTCATCTAACTCAGTTCTAACCTCAACATCAGCCTGCACCCTTCCTACAAGATCAATCATGTCTTGTTTAAGGTCGGTTTGCTCCATTTCAAACTGCGATAGCGATTCTTCAGACAGCCTTGCGTGAGGCCGAATAGCTTGGATATTAGAATCAACTGCCACTTTTGTGGTGTAAACATCAATAGGCAGCACAATATCTGCACCGCCCATCGCTTTTGATTCTTCCATCTGCCTTATAATATCTTGATCATCACCAGTGTAGCTCTCTTCCATCACATCGCTTGGAACATAAACCACGGTCTGGCTACCGAGGCTTTCAGTAAACTGCTGGAATAACCCCTGGTTTCTCTGATTTAGTTTTGATTCTGCAGCCACTTGAGAGATGGTATCCAGCAGTTGCTGCTCTCCGCTGGACTGAGCAATTTCCTGTACCTTTTTGCCAAACAGCGTAGCCTCTGCCGAGGCTGTAGCAGAGCGTATTCCACCGCCCATACCTCCCCCAGCAACCGCACCACCTATGCCTCGGTCAAGCATCTCCCAAGGGCTGAACTCTTTCTTGGTTCCTAATGTTTCTCCAGCGTACTCAAGCTGCTCTTGAATGAACTCAGTAGCGCTTTCACCGGCAGTCGCCTTTCCTATGGCTCCAGGCACTTGCCTTAACCCGGTGATTCTTCCAGGTTTAAACACTGACAGCGCACCGATCCTTTCCAAAAAGGAAACAGTTACAGCTATTGGAACAGCTGTTATTAGGTCTTTAGGCTCCACCTGTGTTCGTAGATCATTCTCAACCCTTGCTTCTGCAATCTCTTCAGACCTAGAAGTTATGTAAGCGGGCAACGTATACATTGCCGCAAACATATCAGGGATAGTCCTTACACCCTGCTCAAAGATGTATCCAGCTAGATTCTCTGGAGTCACATCGCCCTTCAGCTCTTCCCAGGTAAACCCTGGCACATAATCAAAGGCCTCGGCTGCAAACTCTTCTATGCTTTCGCCTGCAACATTCAGGAAATCGCCTGTCTTTTCAGGGTCTAAATCCCACTTCCAGGAAACCCCATCTTCGCCAAACTTAACGCCGGGGTTTATTCCGGTGAAGTCAGCAAGCCACTGCTCTCCACCTTTAGCAGAAACCCCAACGGCTTGTGCGAAATTTCCTACAAGATCAAAAGCTCGAGTAGCAAACCCTCTGGTTGTGTTTTCAAATACACCTCTAGGCTGGCTCTCTCTATACTTTCTTTCAGCAAGCTCTAGTGAACTTAAACTCTCAACATCATCATGCGCCTGTGATGCATTGTCAGGATATGCCAAAAACTTAGCTAATGAGGGCGTATCACGCCTGATCTTCTCATGATCCATCTCTTCATTGCGGATCTTGAACTCAAACTCTTTCGGGTTTCTCTCTACAGTTTCACGGGGAACAGCAAATTGATCAGCGATAGCCTGATCTTTAGAAAACTTATCAGGCTCCTGCTTCATGCCAAGCTGAAGACTAAGCCCTAGATTATCTTCAGGCTCGCCAAAGATGAAATCAGAATCGTCTTGAGTAGCTAGCGGACTCACTTTGGCCTCATCTGAGATGCCGCTTTCATGTAGTCGAATAACTGTTTGCTATCTGGCTCACCACCATATCTTGTTGCGTAGGCCTTTGATGCCCTGGCTCTTTGCTGCTCAGTGAACGATAGGAGCAATCCTTTCTCAATGGCCTGTGGATGCTCTGCACCGCGACCCTGGAAGCCCTCTTCCCAGAACCAAAGATCAGTATCGAGAATAGCTCTATCGGCTTCTACGTTAAACTCATCTCTAGATGGAATCTTGCCCTCATGAAGAGCTTGATAGTCTCTATACCACTTCTCCATGTGGCTCTTGATTGCGCCAATCTCATTGTCGTTTTTCACATCCTTTAACTTGGACGCCAAAACCTGTTGATTTGTGTAAAGCTCTTTATTCGCAGGCTCAAGATGTTTTTCTTGGGTTGATTTTGAGTGAGTAGAATAATCAGACTCATCTAACAAATGCCCGCTTTCAATAAAAAATGTCCTTGCCTCATCCCACTCGCCAGCCTGCTCAAGGCCAATAAGTTTATCAAGCACAATTCTGTCTGAGCTCTTTGGTACGACCCCCGCCTTGGTTGAGTAATCTCTTTTCTTCAGCGCGTCCCTGTGATTGTCATCAAGCTTGTCAAACCCCTCGGCCATCCTTACCTGCTCGTAGGTTAGGCCGTCTTCATCAATGTTTTTTGCCAGCTCTTGATATGTGTCAAATTTATCGTTCTTTTCCTTGTTCTCTTTAATGTTGTTCTGGCGGGTATATTCAGCTCTTGCCTCATCCCTCAATTTAACCGGCACTTTTCTTAGCTCTTTTTCGGCTTGATCTGGCTCTAGTCCTTTACTTACCCAAGCATCAGCAAAGGCATAAGCCTGCGACTCTATGCGGTCAGCATCATCTGCTTTAATTTCAGCTTCAGCTTCTTCTTTCAGCTTTGCTCTAGTTGGCGCATCAATGAATTTCTTTAGCTCACCTTTGAGCATATCTGCTCGTTCTTCAGGTGGGGCCATCTGGATTTTGTTCAGAGCAAACTTAGATACGGCAGCCTTCTTTGATGCTACGGCTTTCTGCTCGCCATTTGCACCATAGAACCCATTGTCTGCGTGAAGATCAATCCTATCCTGAATATTCTGCAGGATCTGGTCTCTTAGCTCTTTGTCTTCAACCGTGTATGCGTTTTCAAGTAATACTTCAAGATCAGTGTTTAGTGTGGCGTTTTGGTGGTCGCTCTCTTTACCAAAGGCAGTATCATTTGCCCAGCTTCCCTCTTTAGCCATGTCTGCGCTGGTTTCAGCTTCAAATATAGCTCTGCTCTGTGGGTTAGTTATGCCCTCAAGTACTGACTGCCTGCTTTTTTCCAGCTCATCCGTATGGGTTTTTGGCAGAGTAGAATAATCATCATTCTTTTTAGATGTGGCCTGCGCGTTAATCCTATGATTAAGCCATGCAGATTTAGCCTGAACCCTCTCTAATTGGTCGCGCTCTGTCTCTTCCTGCTCTTGAATTTGCTGAAAGCCAGCGCCTAGATTGCTTATTCCTGCGCCCAATTCTCCAACACCGCTATCTACTGGCCGATAGCTGGCAACTGGCCTGGTTGCGGTTGGCATGTGCCTTGGCAGGGCGGTTACGTCCGGTATTGCCATTAGCCCTTGCCCCACATTCCAGCCTTCTTGCCAGAGCTATAAATTCCTGGCGCAGCGCTTAACACAGAACCAAACGCCTTGCGCTTAGATGCTTTCTTTTTCTGTTTTCCTTCCCACTTCCTTACACCAGCTTGCGTTCTTTTTCCAGCTGCTCGCTCTGAACCTTCCCACAAAGCCAATGCAGCGTTATATTCTCCTTCTTGGGCGATGTCACTTGTGATGTCTAAAACACCAACATCTGTGGCCGTAGACCCGCCAGCAACAGCAGCAGCTAAAGCATTCGATTGTAGTATTCTGGCTTTCCGCCTTTCAGCAGCGGCGACACGCTGAGACTTGGCCTCTTCCGCCTTTGCTCCAGCTTCAAGCTGAGCAGCATCGTACTTTGCCGCACCATACTCTTCCCCGCCTTTACTCATCATGCTTAATGCGGTCATTGCCGTGCCAGCAATCTGCATCGCAGTCATTACCTGCGCCGCAGTTATACCTGTAGCAGCTGCTGTTCCTGCGGCGGTTGCCCCGGCCGCCGCCGCTGTGGTTGCTGCCGCCGTTCCTGCCGCCGCTGCTGTTCCCCCTGCCGCTGCACCGGCTACAGCAGGCGCAGCAAACCATTCTGTTGGCAACAGCTGCTTAGGACGAAATATATCTACTTCATAAGTAGCCTTCCAATTTAGTCTGTCTCTTCTCATGTCATCTCAGCTTGTAGATGTCAGCAATATCTGTAGATCCAGAGTATGCAAACCCAAGGCGCTTAAGGAACGCTTTAGCCGTTGCTTCATGTGGATTCGCGATAGCAAACACGCTTCCGCCATACTGCTCAATCATCCTCATCATCTTCTTGGCCATCTTCATGGTGCTTACCGGATATTTTTTAGCTTCCTCAGTGTATTCACTAAAGGCCATCATCTGCCCATCAAGCATCTGTAGCCCAGCAATTCCTAAAACCTCATCCCCTCGAACTCCAGCAAATCCACGAATAGCCCTCTCTGGTTTCTCGCCATAAAATGACACCCAGTCACCAATAGTCACTGGCCGAATCTCAATAGGGTTAGGCTTTGTCATGAGTCACTACCTGAACAACTGCGCCAACTACAGTGCATGGCTTGGGTGACTCTGCCCTTAAGCACAGCCGCGAGTCAGTGTCCCATGTGCCGTCAAACTCCATGGCATCAAAATCGTATTCACCCCAGATATAATCCGCATCTACAGCTACGCCTTGCTCTTGTGATGGTAAGTCATCAAGGTTGTCGAAATCTGCTCCATACTGAAGCCCTGAAGCATGCGTATCTGCAAGCACAAGCCCTAGTCCGGTAACTTTTTTCCTCTGGTTAAGCGCTGTACCCATTCCAGCTGCATAAGCCAGTTTCGCGCTTTTGAAATCCGCAGTGTAGCCAAGACCATACACAACATCGGAATAAGTCGCATCCAATGTAAACGATCCGCCGCTAACGACAGAAGAACCCTTGCTCTTGCCATCTGCCCACACATTGACCGTCTGCCCCTCTAAATGACCAGCTCCTGTGATTACTTCGCCACTGGTTGAAACGTGGGAATCCATACATTTCGACTGCGCGTAACCACCTACCTCAGCGCCTCTGCACTCAGACTCTAGCGACCACTTCTCAAAATACCGGCCGTTTGCCCGGCCAATTGTGTAATAAACCCGGTCTTCCTCTGCCCCCGGAAGGATTACAACGTCCTCTATGTCGCCATCTGTCTCAACAGTTATCCAGGCCTTTAGGTTCTCAGCTGGATCTGTAAGGAAAACTAACGCGCTTCCGTCATTCAATACAACATGAACCCTAGTATCAGGCTCATTCTGCACGGCAATTCTTTTTATCCCGGCAGCAGCAATCTCGGGAACCAACAACATAAGATCGTTAGAGTCATAATATCCATAAACTTGATCTGACATTGCCATCTCATAAAGCTTTATGCCAGATCTTTGGACATACATTCCTCTAGACCCGGTTTTTACGGCATCAATATAAGAAGACCCTTTATCTGATGCCTCTTTAAGATTTACATTGGTTGATGTAATAGCCTCATCTAGTGAAGAGGATCTAGCCGATATCTCACTCCCAACAGTACCCATCATTAGCCTGTTCAATGCAAGCAACCAATGCACTTCATCTACAGGCCCAAACCCTATTGAGCGATTAATAGCCCTAGAGTCACCCTCTATATCGATATCATAGCTTGTGTATGCATCAGACACAGATCCCCATAGATTAGTCTTGCCAGCCCACCACAGCCTGCCTTCATATAGCCTTACAGATGTTGGATGCCCGCTTTCATCAGACCATTGTCCCTCGTACCAATCAGACACAGCATCAGTATTGCCCATATCTTGCAATACAGCAGCGCTAACGCTTTGATCATTGGTGAACACATTAACCCTGCATATGCCAGTAAGCGTGCCACCACTAAATGTTAAGGTCGTGTCTACTGTGCCAGATGTGTAGTCGCCTGCTTTTATGCCTATTCGGTAATAAATATCCTGATTATCAAGCCCATCATCATATGTTTTGGTTTGGTTTGTCGTGTAAGTTTGCACATCTTCCCATGTGCCTGGTGCTTCAACAGATCTCTGTAATGTGACAGCTGCAACCCATGTGCCAGTAGTTAATATGTTGAATATCCTGCTATTGCCAACCCCTGTTACTTTAATGTAATTGCTATATTGATCTTCCCCGGTAAGCGACTGCGTTACCTGTTGCCCGGTGGAATCAAGCTTAAACAAAGACCCCACATGATCTGCCGTGAAAAATGCCTTGTCAGCAGTAAGCGTAATATCTCCTGAAAGAGCGCTAGGCGTTAATCTAACTGGCCCCACATTAATCAGGCCAAAGGGCCCATCCTCTGCTTCATAATCAACCAGAGACCACGAGCGCTGGCTTCTTCTCTCAAGTTTTTTTTGATGCTTCCCTTTGCACGCAAGAAAAACGACATCTGCTGATTGGTCAAAGCGAATATAAGATATATCTGCCAGAGCGTAATCTGAAACAAGCGTCATCACGCCCGTTGCCTCAAGGGCGATTGAATCAACCAGAACTTCATATTTGGTAGTGCTTGCGAACTCTATGTATAAATTGCCGGACGGGGTGACTTCAATGCTATGCGTGCCGGTACTGAGCGTGGTGTTAAGATATTCGCTGCCGCCAGAAGTTGACCCAAGCCTAAATACAACCGGGCCTCTTTCTATCTCTATTCTGAGAGGGTGAGCTACACCAGTGTCAGTGACGGTGAGTGTCTGCCGTCTGATTGCCTCATTAAACCCTGTGCCAATAAGCGACATATAGCCGCCAGTCTTCCAGGTAGAAGTTGCTCCAGATTCATCGGCATCAGTCCAGCTAGTTAGATTGCTGTCAAATGTGCCGTTTGCAATAGAGCCAGTAACAGCAGTGCGAGAAATAACCTCATCATCAACCCACACTCTTACCAAATTATTGGTGAACTCAATTAATGCTGTGGTATCGCTCGAATAGATAAACGGAATGAAGTACGTTTCACCAGGAACTGCCCCAAGATATTCAAACCCAGGGCGAAGCATCATTGACCCCAGCGACCGAGGCACCCAGTTAGTTTGAGTTTGAGCAGCCCATGCAAGGCGTTCTAAATCTAATCGAGCCAACCCCAGCTTGGAAACTATACCCCTGTTGAAAGCCAGTAAGGGGGCGTTCTGGCGAGGCATTAGGTTGGGTATCCTAGCCGATAGTTATTGCGCCCGCCTCTTGAAGACACCCAGGTTCCCTTGGAAGGCTTGCGGGATGGTGATTTCTTTGCGTCTTTATTGCACGCCTCCAGTCTCCGCATTTCTAGAATCCCATATAACGACCCAACGTCTTTATCATTCTTTAGCCGAGGAGCCAGCTCTACTGCCATGAACGCCTGAACAAAGCGACTAAAAGAATTAGGCCAAATATTTATATCTGACCCTTTGTCACGCGAAACATAGGCGACGTAGATTTCATCTTGATCAGAATAAAATACACCCCCTTCCTCTTCATACTCTCTTAGAGGAGATTGCTTATACTCATCAACCCACACGCCAGAGGTTGCCACATGGTCTGTCGGGACAGTAAAAGACCTGGCATAGCCAAACTCAATGTCTTGCCCAGGGTCATATTGGATCTTTACGAACTTAGTAGCGAACTTCCAATTAGCCACCTCAAGCCATGCATCATGCGCATTGTCAGCCCATACATCATCGAGAAGCCGCCTAGGCTCCCGATTCTCAGTAAGAGTGACGCTCCGCTCTCCTAAGAGCCGCAGAGCGCCATTGTATAGACCTAGCTTATCCATTAGGCTGCAAGCACCTTGAGGTATTCATGCATCGAAGTAATACCGTCCTCCCGCGACTCATGCCCAGAACTAACCGCGCTATCATCAGCTTTACGGATCACCTCAAACTTTCGATTCGGGCCTTTCCAGACCACATGATACTCACAGGCCTCATCTTCCAAATTGTCGGCCACCTCATCAAAGTTTTTATAATTAACTTGCCCAACTTTTGCATACAGTCTGGAACATTGTAGAACTACATATTCAGCGTACTCAGTGCCGTCATTGCTAAAGACATAAATTTGGTGGGTAGGCCTTAGCTTTAGAGCTATGTTCGCCCAGTAATTAGGATCATCTAGCTTAGACATCTTCTGTCCGACATCGAGCGTAATTGTCCAGCTCATTCTGCTGAACTCTGTCTGCGTCATTTGCCCTAGTGTTAACATGTTTTCGCCTCTGAATTAGTTAGGGAGAGCCGAAGCCCTCCCATGATTGGCCTTAACTGAGGCCTACGGTTCCTACATTTTCGACAATAGTGCCGTTACCTGCGCTATCAATCCACACAAACAGCGCCTCAAGAGGGGCATTCAAAGTGGCAACATTGTTAGTGCCATTGAATGTGCCCGCCGTCAGCGTCACAGTGTGAGCTGCTGTGCCAGATGCTGAAGTATTCACTATTGCGAGAAACCCCTGGTGATCTAGCGAAGTGGCAATGGTTGTAACTACAGCGACTGTCGCGTGATTCAGCTCTACCGACATTACACCAGGCGTTACAGCACCGGAAGCAGTGAGCTCTTGAACCATCGCATCATCTGCGGTAGCTGCACCACCTGAAGTTACCGAACTAACGACTAGATCGTTTACCTTCACGTTGGTTTCGTCAATGTGATGGATTACATCCCCTGCAGCCATGCCCAAGGCATCACCATTTGAGAAGTAATCAGCGGCAGTTACAGCCGCCTTGTCATCACCGTCTTTATACAACCAGACCTTACCTGTACCGCCAAGCTGCTGCGATACAAGAGAAGGAGGGTTGCCAGTAGAATATGCCATTCTCCTAACCTCCTATTAAAGCTGTAGAGCAGATGCGTCGTGATTAACAACCACAACACCGCTGTTCTGTAGCAGTTTAGCGCCACCGAAGAATGACGCCCGAGCATATGAATAATTCTGCTCTTCATCATATCCGATAGCTGTATCAATGCCCTGAATGTTCATGGCATGCCCGATTGCATTCTCGTGGTATGAAAAACACTTCTCAGCGTTAGTTCCAACCCCAGGCAGGTTAGGGTGAACAATGAACTTCATGCCCATCCAAACGTAATATCCGGGCTGCTGATCAGACCATTGAGCCTCACCAGTCTCCATAGGCCTGCGACTTACATAGTCAGCACTAGCAAAAGCCGCCAATTCAGTAAGGTAAGCTAAACAGCCGGGGGTAATCAGGTTGCAGATCATGCCATCTTGAGGAACTTCTGCATTCCCTAGAGTGGTCATGACTTTTGAGAACAGTCGCACAGTAGCGACAGCGGCAGCGCCAGTATTAATGGTGCCGGTGTTCAGTTCAACGATAATCTGATCATCAATCTTGCGATTAACAACACCCATAGAGGTGTTCTGCATGATCTGATTTTGATCGCCCTGAGACGCGAAGATGTCAAACCCAGTCTTTTGGACTAGATCATGCTCTTCAGTCAGGGTGCAGGTGTTTTGAGTGTTGTTATCCGTGCGCGCAGGGATTTTGCCATTCTGGCCACGGGTTGTAGTAGTTGCTCCACCGGAGTCAGCAACCAAGAATACAGCAGAATTACCTTTGATCTGCGCTTCTGTAGTTACTGAGTCTCGGAGTAGCGATTGGCGTGCTTCAAAACCGTGAATATATTCATCACGATATTGGATTTGTGCAGCAGCGACAGTCATTATGACTCTCCTAAAAGTAAGTAAAAATATCCTTACACTTACGAGTAGCCATCTGTTGAGTTTACCGGGTAGCCTAGCTGCGGGGCCAGAACCTAAACACACAGGGTCGCTTTGTGATGTTCAGATTATAGCCCCGCTATTTAAGAAATACTAGCGCCCTTGCTTACTTAGAGCTGTTTCAGCATCTATCAGCTCTCTGTATTCCTGTCTTAAAGCCGCCTTCTGCGGGCCTCGATTATATGGGCTATTACGGTTGGCCATCATTGCTTGCAATTCACCCTTGCGAGTTTGTACATCAGCTACAGGATCTTTAGAGTTTGGAACAACCGTAGCTGCAGGGTTGAGCTTGCGTGACTGATCAGACATGAAAGCTAGCATCTCTGGGCTATTCATTAAGCAAGTGCCATCAGCCAAACGAGCGGAAGCCATGTTTTCACGCAGGCCTTCTGGCATCAAAGACATGTAGCTATGGACAGCATTCTCGTTGCTTCGGTAGTCATTACCCCAGGCATCTCTCAAGGTATCGATAGCATTGGTTGCATCTGACTTGTCCTGCGTTTCTCTATCCAGCTGCGCCTGTGCCTCCATCTGATAGTAAGCATTCACACCAGCATTAACCTGCTCTGGAGTAGCGTTTTCCGCATGCATAGCCGTGATGTAATGATCTAGGATGGGTTTGTCAGCTTCGCCGGGGATAAGCCCCTCATCTAGACTCAGCTCATAATCAGCAGGAGTAGCAGGGATACCGTTATCCTCTCGCCACTGCGCCTTATCTTCATCAGTAGGGTTCTCAGGCAGCTCAATCTTCTCGCCATTTCTTGCCTTGGTTTGAAAGTCCTGCATGCCCTGCAGTGCTTCAGATGGGGTATTGTACCGACCAAGCAGTTTCAATCCCTTCTCATTGTCACCGGCCATTAGGCTGCGCCAGTTCTCAGGCAGCTCTGTTACTGCCTGCGCTGTTTCTTGAGTGGTCTCCTGGGCAGTCTCTTGCGTGGTTTCAGTAGTGCTGTCTGTTGTGGTTTCCTGCGTAGTTTCTGTTGTCTCGGTCGCCTCTGTTGATTCTTCAGTCATTTTTTCGCCTCTTTCTGTTTAAGATACTCTCTATTCAGCTTGATCATGGTTACAAGCTGCTTTCCTACAAACTGCTTTCCTAAAGCAACGTCTGTCAATCTTTGGTCTGGCCTGAATGCAAAGTCATATGTGCCACACAGGACCTCTATGATGTACTTCATGGCCCTGACTTGCTGCTGCTCATTAGCCTTGCCGTCCATTACATCTTGGATAGCTACAACATCAGCTATTTTATGATCAGGCGGCTCTATTGGGTTTTCTTTTGGGGTATTCATATTCACCCTGTGAATTTTTCCATATACCGCCGTCTTGCTTCCTCGCTACACATGAACAGCATTGCTGGATCAGCTAGGCAATTGCCTGTCTTTTGAGATAGATCATGGAATTCCCGCCCATCTGGCAACAACACGGTCGTCCTTAGCCACGTGAAATCTTCTTCCTTGTTGTACCCAATACTGTGGCTTACCATGCCAGGGGTTATTGAATCTACTAGTGACTCAATTCCCATTGCTTTCACGACAATAGGCGCGGCTAGCAATGCCGCACAGAACGCTCTTCTGCTTATACTCATCCTTTCGCCTCTCTACTGTGCTGGTGGTTGAATCTTGCCCTCTAAAGCAGCATTAGCAACTTGCGATGCCATTTTCTGCTGCTGCAGTTGTTCCTTGCCTTGTGCCACTTCTTTCTCGTCATAAAGCCAATCAGCAGGAATACCTGTTCCGGTTAGCGCATCATGGAATGAATCATCAATATTGATATGGGCAACTGACAGTGGATCAATCTCCATTGCCTCTCGCAACAGGCCTTTCATCTCTAAGAACTTCTGGCCTTTATCTCGATCAGCGGCCTCTTGGATTGGTGAGTTAAACTTGAACTTCTCTTTCTGGCCTCGCAGCTCTTCTGGAATATCGTAAGGAGAGCCAAATGCACCTACATCCATCAATAGATCAAATGTCATTTCGCATAATTGGCCGTTGTACTCAGTCTCCATTGGCTCAAAAAGAGGCAGTGTGTGCCTGACAAACTCATCCATTCTCTTTGAGACTTCAAATGCTGTCATATCTCCCTCTAAAGGAAGATTGAGCTTTGTGAGAAAGAATGCATCGGCAATCTGCGCCCTTACATCAGCTTGCATCTCTAGACCTAATGGCATGCCTGATAAATTCTGAGTTAACGGCCTAAGAACCTCTCCTAGCCGCTCATCGTACTTTGCATCAATCCAGGTAATGCCGCCCTCAACAATATCGATATCAGACCTTAAGGCGTCTTGAACTGCCAGCATGGGTGGGTTTGTGAACTTCTGCCCAGCTTCTAGCAAGGTCATTGTCATGGCTTGCAGCAGCCTGCCATCAGGCAAGGCAGCAACAGTGGCTGGAGAATAGGCATACTGAGAGCCTGAAACCGTCTGCCACCGAGGAATGATGTACATCTTGTTTCTTAGCCCAGTTATCTCCATAACGTGATCATGCTGCACGTCTATGTGGATAGACACATAAGGAGACGTGCCAACATCCTCTAGACCGTTATACATTTCAGCAGGTACAACTATGTGTCTGCACTTGATCTGAGCATTGGGGTTTTTATCAATGATCTTTTGTAGCTTTGGGCTTACTTTGTCTTTGAATACAGACTTCAGGTTAACTGCAGAAGGCTTCCAGTTACGGTGAATACACTGGGTTTCTCCAGCATCATCATCTGTCCAGGCAACATCTTTCAGGTGCCAGCACCGATACAGAAGCCCGCTTCTTTGCTTGTTAAGCTCTACAGAAAGAGCTGCCTGGCCAAATGCTGCAAAGTCATGATCTCCCTCTTTGGTCGAACGCACAAAGCCAGAGCCTCGCGCGTACATAAGATTGCGTTGAACCTCCGTCGCCCTATCCAGCCACTGAAGCCCCGCCGTCTTTTCCTCACCACTATCTGTGCGGATATTGAACCAGTTATCACGGCGCAGCATAGATGACAGAGAGTTACCTAAATCGCGTCTCGCTAAGATTGGATATGATGAATAGAGATTAGACGCCAACTCATCTCCCAGGCTTCGCTGAACTGTGAAATCAGCACGCTCTGGGTAGAAGTTCTCAGCGGTCGTCTGCCATAAGCTATGTAGCTGACCCCGTTTACCAAACAGTTGGTTTCCTTGGTCGACTATTGATCTTACTGCAGGTTCCATTATCCGCCCAGCCCTTGACCCTCGCTAAGAAAAGTACTTGCCCGACCAGCTCTTTGCATGGTGCGTGAAATATCCTTCTTCTTTGCTTTCTTGGCAGCAGCCTCATCAGGCTGCGGTATGACCTTTGGGGGTATAGGCTTAGGTGGTGGCTTAGGTTTTGATCCACCGAATATTCCGCCCATTATCTTCTCCTTTTGTGCATGATGACCTTAGGTGTGCGGCTCCGCCCCCAACCGCCCTGTATATTGGCAACCGTGTTGCCCGAACTATGAGCCATGACCAAAGAGTCTGACTCATGAAACCCTAATCCTGTACGTTTCTTTGCTGATTCCTTGTCTTCTAATTGTATCATATTGTTTTTATTATAGAACCTTATGGCAGTTAGCTCAGCCAGCATCGTATTGCCTGGAGCTAACGCAATGTTAGACCCACCTGGCTGATCAGGGTCTAACGCCTCCATCAGCTTCCAGTGTGATGCAGTGCGTGTGTTCTTGAATGGGATATGAGCGTGCTTTGTTCGCTCTTTTGTTCCTTTGCCACCCTTATAAGCTATAGCAGGTATATGATTATCAACAAAATGCTTGTAGGCAGAACCACCAAACCCACCCCCGCAATCAATAATAATAACCGCATTATCTCTTCGCCTCGCTAATACTTTGCCTGCGCAGTCTCCGCCATGCTCTATTGGCTCGCTTTCAACTAGTTCAGGCTTACTAAACCAGTTATCAAACCTCTGGGTTATCGCATGCGGGTCATTGCCAGCTCCAACATCAACGCCGATTGAACACATCGGCACATTAGCTGGCGGCTCTGGCGCCCATCTATTCTGCGCTGCCAGCACCCATTCTGTTGGGATTAACTGGTTTTCATGGTCATTCATTGATGCTTCAAACTTTCCGTCTCGATACGCGTCCCGAAGATCTTTCCTCATATTATTCAGGTTTGTTTCATACTGGCCATCATCCATCAAGTCTGGATTATCCTCTAGCTTAGCTCTTATGAAGCAACGTGACTTGGCATAAACCTCTCTATCTCCACACTGATATGGACCAGCACTTTCAACCTCCTTTTCCTCGCCCGCCTCATCTCGCAGAAACCATCTAATCTCACCTGATTTTGCTGGGTTTTCGTGCTTTGGATCAAGCCAAGGGGCAAACCGACTGATCACCCACAGGCCCTCTGCTGTTGTTGGCGGATTGCCAGTAGCAACTACCCTACAGCGCTGTCCCGGCGTAGCTGAGCGATTCCACCCCGTTATAAACTCATACTGCGACTCCATGAAATCACCCAATTCATCGAATACAATCAGGTCGTTTGGGTCGCCTTTATATCTTTGCTTATCATCCTCATTGGCGCAGCCACCAAACATTATCCGTTGCTTGTCACCCCTATAAAGCAGATCCTGCCCATTCCACCCGTTTCGATCCCCTCCTAATATGCGGTTTAGCAGCTCTTTTTCCGCCAGCTTCTTTGCGTCATCGCGTATCCGCCTCAAGATTAGAGAGTTCTCATGCGAGATCAGAGCAAGACCCACGGCCAGTGACGACTTTCCTCCTCCAGCAGAGTTCCCGGTTACAAATACAAACCCGTTATGCCTCGCCAACCAGAACGATGTTTGTACTTTAAAGCAATATTTAGCCACTACTGGCTTTCTATAAACCTCAACGCCATCAAGCCCCTCGTTATCCGTAGTAGTTGGCACTGAGTAAGCACAGTGTGTTCCAGCAACTTCTGCTGCGGTTTTTACTATGAACCCACCATCCGCATCATACAGCGCCATCCTATGCTCATCTGATAGCATCATTGATACTTTTGAGCCTGTAAAGTGCCACATTTCAGCACAGGGCTCTTTTGTGAACCCTGATGGCTCTACGAATGTGAAATGGCCTCCTTCCTTATGCCACTGAGCTATCTCGCCCTTCCCGTCGAATTGATCTATCCGTTTCCAGCCTGCCCGGGTGTAATATTCAGTGTCCCCAGACACACACCCCCCGTAGAACAATTCATCCGCCTCACAGAAGAACGCCTCAGTCTGCGGCCCGGGGTTTGGCACCCACCGCATATCCTCTGTTTCTTTAAGGGCAGCATTAACCACCTCTTTTCCTGCTTCATCGAGGCCATCAACTGCTTGCAAGAGTTCTTGTAGCATAATTTCCTAATTGTGATTAGACGGCGATGTGCTGCATTTCATGTTGCATGGGTGGAAATAGATAGCACATAGCTGTCTATCCCCTGTTAGTTGTCTGCCTCACCTTCACCATAATGCAGCCACCCTGGGCGCACACCAAGCACTTTGCTAATATCCCTAAGGCAGCGTGGGTTCTCAGAGCGTCCGTTTTCTATCTTCTGAATACATGCCTGGTTAGAGCCAGATAATTCACCTAATTTATCCTGCGTAAGTCCTGCTTTAGTTCTATACACTCTAAGCCGGTCGCCTAATGTTTCCATATTCACTCTCCTATTTCTTGCTTGCCGTATCTCAGGCGCATGTAGTCATAAAAAGGGTAATCGTAAAAGTATTCTTTTTTAAGCCTGTTCATCGCCTTTACTGCTCCGCGCTTAGTGCGGTGTAAGCTAACGGTTGCAAAGCTCGATTCAAATATGCAGTCACAAATAAGCACCGAGTAAACAACTAACAAGTCGTCCAACGCAGACTTGCTACAGTGGTGCTTTTCATCCAAAAATTCGCTGCATCCACTACTGTGTTTCATTTTGGCATACTCCTTTAATTCCCGCAAGCTGGTTAACTCAATCGTTAGGCCGCACTAATCCTATCCTGTGCAATCTTAAAGTATGCTTCATCGAGTTCTATTCCAATAAAGTGTCGGTTTAGATTCTTGCAGGCTACGCCCGTAGTTCCGCTTCCCATTGTGAAATCTAGCACCGTTTCACACTCGTCCGTGTAAGTTCTGATCAGGTATTCCATTAGTGGTAATGGCTTCTGTGTTGGGTGCCGGTGGGTGTTTCGCTCTGACTCGCTGGTTTTGAAATATTGCACGCTCCTTGGGTATCTATAGCCAGTGTTATCATTCCGCTCTTTTCCCGTGCTGAACTCCGTGCTTTCCTTTCTCCCTAGCTTTGACTTATAGGCTTTGCCTTCCGTCATTTGTGGCTCGTATGGTTCCGCACCGCCGCAAAATATAGCTATATCCTCATGCGCCTTCATCGGTCTTTTTTTGCATAGCGCATGCCCTGTTGCCTTGCTCTTCTCCCATACCCAGCAATATTTAAACATCTTCAAATTACTGCTTATCAGTGTAGTGGTAAATGGTTGGCTTGCCGTCATTACGATAGCACCATTGGGCTTAACCACCCTTTTTAGCTGTTCCCACATTGGTTCCAGCGGTATCACGCTATCCCATTTGCACGATGTAGTGCCGTAAGGCGGGTCAGCCAGCACCATATCAACGGTGCCGCTTTCTATCTCTTTCATGCGTTCTAGGCAATCGCCTTGTAATAGTCTTGTTGTCATAGTTTTATAGTCCTGTGTAGGTTCGGCCTAACAATGCGCTTCAACGCTGACACTCGCTGCGCTCGCGCAGGTTAAGCGCCACATTAGGCTTCTACCGTTCTTTTCTGCCACCAAGCTCGTGTAGCTGTATTCCAGGGTTGGCAAACCATTGTTGAATCTGCTCAACAGAAAACCAACCGTAGGTATTGTCATCCCCATAATTTACCCAATATGCAATCTCAAACTCTGTTTCTAGCTTATGGCCATCAATCCATTTTGGGGATAACGCCATCCATTTCCGCCCTTCTTTGCCTCCGCTTTTCTGGTGCAAGGTGCGCTGATAGCTCTTTTGTTTGCTCATACCAATCATCGTTTCATATTTCTCTAAATTGGCATCGTTTTTCTTGAAGTTCAGGCTGTCAACATTTGTAATAGGGATACATGAAGCAATAGCTTGCCCACTTATGTTATCAATAGCGGCCTCTATAGTTTTGTGGCCACCAAGATAGTGTTTAATCTCATCAACAGTAAATACCATTCCCATTTTAATCTCCTAGTTTTCGGTTCATCAAATCGCCTAACAAGCAAAATCAACCTGAGCATTCCGTCACCGCGTTTTGCCCAGTCATCTATACGTGCCAGGTTATTTTCACGTTAGGCGGCTCTTATTCAAAAGTCTTCTGAGTAACGTTACTAAAGATGTTTTTTGTCATCTCTGTGGCATCTTTTTCATTCATGTCGTCAAATGCTTTGTCCAGCTTATCCCAACCTTCATCATCATCTGAGTATGAAAAAGCAAATGAACACACACCTAACTTTTCCGGTTTAAAGAAAAGCCTCATCTCTGGCCCATCATCCCCCTCATCTCTCTTAACTAGAATCTGTCCAATTTCTGTTTCATATAGTTTTGCAAACATTAGTTTCTCCGTTCTCGCCGTCTAACAAGGGCAATCAAATTGACAGCGAGGTCGCTGCGGTTTGTTCAATCTAGGTGGGCTGCAACTTATTGCCCACATTAGGCCGCACAATCTACTATCTGTGCGGCCTTCACTTCAGAAGAAACCAAACCATATGCCAAAGCCGTGAACTATCGCAATCGGGAACATAATCGCGCCAGCAATGAGGAAACCCCAAGCTTCTTCAGAGAGGCAAGTAAAAATATGGGTAAACCAAGCGGCAACACTGGCCACAAAGAGCGCCAGCCCGATAAGAATCCCAATAAGCTCGCCGTCAATTTGCCCTTTTTGTTTGTTAACATTTAGCATAATCCTATCCCAATAAAAAAGGCGTACACCCTGGCCAGTTGATACGGGGGAGTGAGATCCCACCTAGCCAAGACGTACGCCTTGTTTAACTCACTTGTAGTGGGTATCACTCCACAGTTTCAAATCTAGTCTTACTTATCGGTCAGGTCAAGTAAAATAAAGCTTGGCCTAACACGGCAATTCAACCCGACACTCGCTTCACTCGTGCCGGTTAATTGCGGTCGTTAGGCGTAATGCCCTATTGCCATCATCAGTAGCCCGATGGATATTGCGTAAGGCTCCCATGTGGCTCTCAAAAATTCATATTGGCAGTCAGAGTTGCATACATCTCTGATACGAAACACAATAGAGGTCGCCACCATCCAAGCCATAATCACAAGTAATAATTCAATATTCATTTCTTCACCCACACTGACGAGAAACGCGGCAACTTAATACCTTAAAATAGCCTTCCATGTGCTTCAGCTGTTTTTTTAAATCAGCCTGATCAACTTCTGGCAACGTGTCGTATTTATCAGAAACAATAAAAGCCTTCAGCTTCTCAATTCTTGTAGATAGCTGGCTATGTTCTTCAAACATTCTTGCTGTAAAGTCGCTCATTTTTAACTCCTAGTCTTCAGTGGTAGTAATCGCCTAACCAGGCAAATCAAGCTGAGCAGGTTAGTCTTTCGTTTCTATTTTGGCACCGAGTGTGCCACCTTATTCGCAACTGTTATGCAGCACCTTCCATAGGGCGATCATCTGCGCTCTTAATTGCATCTATCATGCAATACTTGCAAACACATGCATCCTCGTCGCCACATGGGTCATGTTCAACAAGCTGCACCATCAGCTCTCTTTTTGGCAAGCCGTGGGTGCTTACTTTTTTGCCTGTAAATGTCGCAGGCTTCTTGTTCTCTGGTGTAATTTCGGTGCCGCAAATATCGCAATAGTATTTAATCATTATCAACTCCGTAGTATGGGGTTCTGCATAACACGCCGTTCGAAAAGACGTGGTTTTCAGTAGCGGTGCACTTAATCATTGTCGTGCACCACGCTTCTCAACTAATCGTTATGCCTTACCACCACCCTCGTGACATACCAACGGCATATATGACGCCACAAGGAACCGCCAGATACCCGGTAACCACCCACACAATAGTCCAAATTGTAGCCGTATTGCCCATTTTAAAACTCCTTACAATTCAACCGATTAATTCCAAGTGCTCACTATAGATATATCACTCATCTTTCACCGCTTTAGAAAGCACAAAAGCCAGCCTTCTGGCTAGCTCGTTTCCCTCGTATTTGGTTTTGTCTTCTACTTCGATTGGTTTGCCATTAGGCCCGCCGTGAGTATTATCGTGCTTTTCATGGTGCCCATGCTTCCCTAATACCAGCTTGGTAATATTGGAATTAAACTCATTCTTTAGCCCCTTATTAACCAGGACATTTTCCTGTGTAGCCAATAACTTAGCTAATATGTCCGAATACTCTTCTTTCCCTTCCTCGCTTTTCCATACATTTAGCGTTTCTCTTGAGATGCTAGATGCCACTGCAAGCCCTGCTATTGATGGGATTGCGTCATCATACTTTTCCTCATAATTCTCAAGATAATCTTTAGCTAGCTCTATGAATTCTGGAGTGTATTTGGTTGGCCGGCCTCCGTCGTTTCCTTCTGCGAACTTATTTCCTTTAGGAGCCGGCATTAGTCAGCAGCCTATAAACTTCATCATCAAATAACTTTTGAGTGTACTTACACAGCCCTTGATGTGTCTGCATTCTCTGGCTTGCCTCAAAACCACACAAGTCTCTTCGCCTTAACACCTCAGTTGCTGTCATCTCTGGCCCCAGGACAAGAGGAGGGTTAGCTATCTTCTCCAGTATTTCCATCTGAAGGCGCTCTAATGTCTTTGCGTCTTGAAATTGCCCTTCTTTCTCCCACTGGGTTACCGCATACTCATCCTGGTCAGCATCTTGTTTGTTTGCCAAAGCTGGTAATGCGGCAGCAATAGGTAACGCCGCCAGCCCTTTCAAAAAATTACGCCTTTTCATCGCCTCTCTCCTTAAATTACCTTAATCAGCCTTACCTTATCCCCTCATCCTCATAGCTCACATCAGGCAACTGCTTAAGTGCCCTCTCTGCCTCTATGCCTTTCCTGGTGATGTCTTTTCCCTTGTCTCCGGGATTAGACCAAATAATACTGCAAAAGTTATCTCTGAATTCCTTAGAGTTTGCCTTGGTTCTAATCAGCTTACCTGTAATGTTGTTTGTTGTGGTCATGGTTTCGCCTCTCTACCACTAATCAATAATTACGATCTCGCTTGATGAGACGCAACGCCCAGCCGATATGCAGCAGTGCCTGAAGTATAGGCCGTGCAATTCAATCTATAGAATGCGTCACCATCAGGCTCCCCGATAACCTTGTCCGCAGCGGCAACAAACTCTCCATCGCTTAACGTGACAAATGTTCCTCCGCTTCCGAACTTCCGCTGCAGTTCTATTGTTGCTGAAAAAGTTCCGGATAAATGCATATTTATCTCAAACTCTCCAGCCCTTACCTCATCGCTTTGCCCTGTTCCTGTAAATTCGCCTGTGATAAAACTCATTTCTGCTGTCCTCCTAAATATTTATTAACCGTACGCATCAAGCGTTACCAGATCATCACTTGAGCCTTTATACACTGGGCAACCTAGTGGCCGGATGGTCTCATTACCCTCTTCATCTGTAGTAGGCGTGAGATACCTCTGCAGCTCGACAACATCAAACGGGGTGTCGTAGACATGTTCGTAAAGCTGATGCTCAGTTTCCAGGCCTTCGTCAATTAGTACCGGGTGACCATTAGCATCAAATGCAGGTTCCTTTTTACAACTGCGCATTCCTAAGTTACGCCAAGGTAGTTCGTGTTTAGCAATTAATGCCTTGATGGTAGTCGCATCAGTTGTGACCCTAGGGCGGATAACTTTCTTACCATCAACTACCCGCATATCAGCACACATATCGCCCACCCATTTGGGAGAGACGCTAGCAATATCAGTCTGTAACTCTTCTGACAGTAGCTTGATATCAGTATCAGCAGGCATCTCTATGTAGACAAGCTTGCGGATCATAGTGAATGCTCATTGAATGCAATCCATTCTTTCGATGCCTTATCCCAATGGGTGACAAATGGCCTGCGATTGTCCACAACCCAGTTGCCAACCCTTGTTACTGCGTGCAGCTTCATATAACCCAAAGTTACAAGGTACGATTTTACTCTTGACTCTGATAAGCCAAGAGATTTGCCAAATGCATTTGCAGTAGAAGCAAAATCGTCACAGTCTCCTTTGAAGCGCTCACCCTTAGATAGGCTGTCAGAATGATTCACCCATTCTTCTGCTGCACTCTCATGAGGTTGCAAGATATGTATATGGCTTTGCTTTAACTTGCTGTGAATACTGCTAGCCAACCGCCAACATGCATCAGATTCAGGGTTTTTATTGCAGACAGACACGTCATCTACGTTGACAAGATATGTGCAGCTGATAGCACCTAGCACTGCTGCAACAGCTATGATGACCTTAGAGATCACGGCAGTTCATCCACTTGGGTGTTGGTTAGCTTTTGGTTGTAGATTCCAAGGCCCTCGAATACCATGGGTTGAGGGCAGTCTTTGAAAAACTCTATGTTGTCACCTGATATTTGCCAGTCGCCGTCATAAGCTGGAGGTGTTGCGTCTGTTTCTAATGCTCCTCCTCCTACCTTGCCGCCAGCATCTATGTCGCCGCCTGTTTCCCAGCTTGAAAAGAAGAGCATCAGATCATCAGCAGACCACGCAGTTAGGTCTCTATGCGCAGTATTAGTCCCGTCAAAAGAAGCCAACCTTCCCGCTTCAGTGGTTCCTAGATATAGAACAGATGTGGAACTCCCGTCGCGAACGGATAGTAAGCCCGCTTTCACGCTCAACACAGCAGCGGCCAACCTCGGTCTCACCCACATAACAGCCGTTCCAGCACCCTGATAAAAATACCCTGCTCTTGGGTGTTTTAGCTGCGTTGAATCGCGTGATACTGCTGCGCCAGTTGTCCGTATAGGAGGGGAGGCAAAATCTCTATTTAACCCTAGGTGTGCCCAGTCGATAATGATTGTTCCCGTGGCGGATGACTCAACAGTCCCCCACGTTGTGGTTATAGCCGGGAACACCTGTACCTTACAAGTAGTGTTCCCGGTTGAGTTATTCGCTACTTTTAAAATGAGCTTCCAAAAACTAGCATTAAAGCTCTCTACCGACGATGAGACCGTACCTGTTGCAGTCCTATCTGTTTTTGCTCCTGTTTTAGTATTTACTTGTGTTTTAATCTGCTGGAGAGTGCCATTTTGCAGAGTAAGCTGAACCTCTGGGAATCTTGTTTCGTCGTTATCTTTCCCTATGTAAAAATGATATGTTTCCGTATTACTGTCGTTTGGAACCGTAGTATCAATGAACTTGCCAAGTGCCACCACTGCACTATCATCACCCAGGGTCGTAGCGGTGTCGGGCAACCCATCAATTCCAACTTGATCCTGCGCTAACGTTGGTGCACCTCCGCTAGCAGACCAACTAGAAAAATCTCTTGAATAAATAAGGCTATTAGTACTCTGATACCAATGCACAAACTGAGGGTAAGGCGATAGGGTTGCACCTACAGCTTCAGTAACAACGCCACTTGATACTGTGTTGGCTAGCTCTGTGGTGTAGCAGCCTAAACCATATAGGCTATTGGCTGGGTCTCTTATTTGGTGCTCGCCTGGAATGGTTGGATCGGTTTGACCTGTTGTGTTCTCTATTTGTGGTACATGTATTTCTACCTCATCGCCAACTGTACCCAGTGCTACATCCATGAACCTGTACGCAGTGGCTTGCGTTCCAGCAGTGGAAAAGATTTTATATTCGCCAGCCAGTTCTGATTCTATAAAAATGGCCCCGTCGTCATTTACATCCAGATGTATTGTGCCCGTGCCTGTAACTCTTCTGACTTGTATTTGCCCACAGTAAATATTGCCAGCAGTGCCTGACACCAGATCCCCCCATCTAAAGTCGCCACTTCCCACGGGCTCTCGCTTAAGTCTAAATGCCCCGTCCCCAAGGGGCGTGATGGTGTCTCCCCCTACGCCTGTATTCTGAGGGGCAGCTACGCTGCTAGATAGAAGATTCTGCACCCACCGCGCATACTCAAGCGCAGGAATACCACCAGGCACAAGAGCACTCAGCGCACCAGGAACCTGGAACAGCTTTCCCCATGCATCAATCAGCCAGATGTCATCTTCACGACTGTCGAAGAATTTGCCGAATATCAGTTTCCCGGTAGCATCGGCATAGGGCAGCTGCAGCAATTTAGCCAGCGTAATATATATAACGCTTCGAAGCACAGGCCGAATAATACTTCTTATTACCGATCTGACCATGTGCATTTACACAATAAGGAGATAACCATAGATTTAAGCTTATGCTTATTAAACTAAATAATCAATATGCTGCCCAGCACCAGTCAGAGCAAGGTGGCAAGCATTAAGGTTAGATTGGCACGTATTGGCTATTTCGCCATTGGCCAAGATACTGCAATGCCCAACCATTTCACTCAGAGAGCTGTCTATCCCCTGTTAGCTGCGCTTGAGAGTGCTGTGAAATTCGTTTAGATCAGCAGCTCTTTTTTCCATTTCTACCTTGCTACCAGTCATATAAAGATGCCCATCGGCCAGTGCCCATATGTGCTTTGGTATCCAGGCGCATCTGAAGTTACTGAGTCTTTCTGTAGGCATCCATTTTTCTATCAATCTTCCTCCCCTGGTGCGGCATATCCATTGGAACTTGTACCACCCTTCGCCACCTGTGCCACCAGACAGCCATGCTTTCGACCCTTGGCGCACAAAGCGGTCAATTCCAGTAACATTAGCAACAATTCCGTATTCTTTACTCACAATAGCCTCCAGCAGCTAACAAAATAAATCCACCAGATGTATTCTTCATTAGCGCTTTTTCTATCACCCAGCGCCACAGGTGATTTAAATCGTTAGTATCTCTAACTGTCTTGTATCTTCTTTATCTGGCCTTTCCAGTAATCCATCATGGCTTGGTTGCCTTTAGATTTCTCCAGCATATCCTTGGCATGCATTAGCCCACCATCATCAGCTGACCTTGATTGCTGAGACTTAACAGGGGAAAGATCCTCGTATCTATAGCCGTTAATCCATCCCTCTGCGTGTTTCCTGCTCCCTGACTACTCCCTTGAGCTTTCCTTTAATGCCGCGGCAATTATGCGCTCAGAGGTCTCTGCGCTAGGATCTCTTGCCTTCCATGCTTTTGCCGCATCATTCCTTGATCCAACCTTTCCAAATGAAACCCAAAACCTATCGAAATACTTCTTTTGAAATGGCGTTAATAGCGCGTAATGGTCTATGGTTTGTCTCTTTCCTGTTGACTTAGCATCGCCATACCCTCTAGCACAGAGCTTTTCCCAGAGGGTTTCAGCATACGCAATGCCCGCGTCTATCTTGTCCTCCGGCGGGCATGTGCGTATTAGTACGCGCTGTATTAGGTCTCTTTTGTTCATGATTATTGGCCGCACACTATACAAGCTGTGCGCCGTTGCCATTTCCGTTATTTGGCATTAAATATCGGAGTTGCATCCGAGGCATTCAAAATAAGGGATATGTTTCCGCCTTTTTTCAAGACCGCTAGCTGCAATATGTCCAGCCGCTTATTTCTCAGAAACTGCTCTGTGTTCATTTTAAATTCAGTAGCATAGGCCTTGTCTGCTAACGCCTTATTTGTCTCTGCATGCTTCCTGTCCAGCTCAGCACTTGCTCTAGCCTTCTCAGTTGCGTTGCGCTGCTTTTGTGCAGCTGTACGCTCTGCCTCATCAAGCACCTCTTGAGGCGGGTTCACCTTCCCTATAACCACCTTAGTTACACTCACCGGCAGGTCAATTGACTTTAGGTATTCAGCCATTTTGGTGCGTATGCTATCTTGTGCTGCATTAATCATCTCAGGTTTCGTTCTAAGGTCTATTGATGATCGTGTTCGCGCTTCATTCCTTACAACAGTCCGGTAGTAATCCTTTACCTTATTGCTGTACCATTTAACGCCGCTCAGCTCATGTAGCTTTGGTGACTCTCCTTTGTGTATCTGTAGGGTTAAGTATGAGTTAAAATCAATTGCCACATTGTCGGAAGCTGTAATATCTTCAAATGATTCTGTAGCCTTCATGGGCTTTATGTTATAGCGCTCAACGCTGGTACTCCATACTGTCCATGTTAAACCTGTGGTTACTGGCACTTGATCAACTCCACCATGGCCAAATATCCATGGCTGGTAAGTCAACACACCTTCTTCTCCAGCATCAACATTACTTGGTGAAATACATGCTGTATTGAGTAGCGCTATTGATATGATAAGTGTTGCTGTGAGTAGGTTTTTCATTTTAATCCATTGACCTCATGATCAGGCTGTTCAAGTGATGTGCCGTCAGTATATTGTTTAGCGGCATGCTCTTGGTATGCAGGCAAAGCGATAGCTGCAAGGATTCCAAGTATTGCCATAACTATCATCAGCTCTAGTAAAGTAAAGCCTTTCATTTTCTTTCTCCAATAAAAAACCCCTCTTCGGTCCTTGGTCAGACAGCCGGTAGAGGCTCAAGGAATAAAGAAGGGTTTTATATTAAATCTACCGTTGAGGGTGTCTGACGCCCGTATAAACACTTTACGTCATCAGCGTGAAAATACAATAAGAATAACCATTAGAGTTTTTTATGGGTTGCGCTCTTAGCATTTATCTTTCTGCATGCAACTGGTGGCACCCTCATACCGCTCAAGGAATTTAGGATTAGCCAGCTCTCCTATTTCACTTACGATTACCCAGCCATCAGGCATGATAGGGTGATCTTTAGTAAATCCACAAACTTTATAAACCGCATTCGACTGAGTGCATTTTACAAGTTCGCCTCGTTTAAATTTATGATCCATTTTCTTTCCTCTTTATTTAGGCAATACCTGACATAAAGGAGCCTTATATGGTATGGATAATAAGACCACCGTTTAACGCATGTAAGCACAATCTACAGTATTGCCGGCCTCTGCTTATCTGCTATGGTAGACAGAAGATCCAGAGGGAAATCGTTGTAAATCCCTATACACCACTTTAACCCGGAATTATCCCCGCCCCTTAAAGGTTGAGATTGTGTGTTGTAAACACTAAGTACTACGCCACGTGGTTTACGAGTCTGTTGGTATGCCCGTCCTCGTGCAAGTTATGAGGACAAAAGGACCATAAACGATTGCTTATGGTAAGCCAGTGTTGAACAAACACTAATTAATTGCTATATTTCCTTTCGTTGTTGTCCTCTTCAGCCGGGCCTTGCAGGGCCACTTAAAACGACTGAAATATAAGCATAAAGAAAAAGCCGAAACCACGCAAGTGATCTCGGCTTTTTTGTGGATGCTATAATCTCAATGAGCTTTACCACCCCGCTCATGGAATGCATCATACCCAGCCAACCAGCGCTCCCTATACTCACTTTCAGTCGCGCCAATAGGAATAACAGACGGCACACGCTTAAACCCCATAGACGCGACTAGATACCCTATATTCCATGGGTCAGATTGGTTTACTTTCTTGGCCATAAAATATCCTAGAGTTTTGCTCAGAGAGCTGTATTTCACTCCACCCTCTGAGTGTTATATAGCTCCCAGCTGCCTAATCACTGTTAGGTGTCAAAATGGTTATTTATCTGTTTAATCATCTCTTCACCGCCGCACCCAAGAACATCGTTATTACTGTAAATTTCCAGCAGGGTACGCGCCTCTGTTAATAACCCCTCAAGGTTGCGTAATTCGGCAGCTTGAGGGTCAGCCAATGCATGCAACTCATCAACCCAGGAAGCCGCCTTTAAGTATTCCTCCTCGTTTTCAGGGTTTCCTAGCCTATCTTTTATACAGTCTGCTAATATGTCAGCCTTGTTCATGCCCATATATCACCTCTCCGATCACACCTAACAAGCAAAATTCACCCGAGCGGGTCAACTTTAGCGGTTTTATTTAAGCACCCAGTGCGCCGGGTGATTTTGAACGTTAGGCGTCAGCCATTCCCCACGGAGTCTTTTTGTAACAATCGTCACAAACAATTCCGTAATCATCTGGGTTTTCCTCTGGGTCAAACCCGTTGGATTTTGCCTCAGCCAGTGACTCTTCTTTTGTCCATCCTCTTTCATTAATTTCCCCACACATTTCACACATGTAGTGGGTGTCGCCTAACAAGGCAATTCCAGCCTGACCCGCTGCTGTGGTGGGCTTTTCAAGTTCATCGGTTTTAGTTAACTCATTCATGGTGTCTAGTCCTGTTTTCTGTTCACGCGGTCAGCTGAATATGCAACATTATAACGCACGGCTAGCTTCTACGATAACCGAGGCCACATTAGTCCCGCTCTCTTTAAAAGCACCTGCTTGCACATCTGTAACGGTGGCCCCAATCTCATCAAGCCATTCTCTAAAAGCAACTTGCTTCTTCTGGGTGCCAAACGTCCAGCTTTTGCTTGCAACACTAACCAACTTTCCACCAGGCTTTAGCATTGAATGCATGTGCCGAATATGGTCAATGTCTTGGTTTTTTGTAAATGGTGGGTTAGCAACGATTCTATCGAACGAGCCTAATGTTTCAGCTAAGAAGTCGCACTCAATCGGGGCATATCCTTTTCGCGTAAGCGCCTTAATGTTTTCTGGCATCAGCTCAACAACAGTACAGCTCCCAGCTTTTTCTAGCATCAAATCAGAAATAGCGCCTTGTCCTGCGGATGGTTCCAAGCATGTATGGTTTTCTTGTATCCCTGCCAGCTCAACCAGTTGCTCTGCTAATTGTGGAGGCGTGGCGAAAAATTGATATTTCTTTTTGTCATTAATTACTTCGCCGCCAATTAATCGAGCCTGAACCTCTCCAGCATCTTCAGTAAATTCAAACCCACATTTCTTATACTTGCCACCTGCGGTCAAGAGCGCTTTTTTAACTTGTGCGTAGTTAGCAAAATGCTCTTCCTTTGGCAACTCCAATCGGTTGCCGCACGGTATCATTTTGCTAATGGAGTTTATCAATTCGTCTTTCATGTCGGTTACCTATAGTCTGTAGTTAGCGCGTTATAACAACGGCAATTAATCTGACACTGCAAAGCGCAGCGGTTATCTATACATTTGTGGGGGTGCATCTCATTTGCAACGTTAGGCTTCAGCCCACCAGTCAGGTAATCCCTCTGTTTCTTCGTCATAAATGTATTCATCTACTGCGCTTCCTAGTCCACGCGTAATGGCCTTACATTTGCGGCAAGCTTTTCCTGGCCAGTAGTATCCATCTGCATAATTAGTGGCAATTTCAACCTCTTCATCGTTGCCGCATGTACACTCATTGCTGGGTTGGTCGCGCCAATTGCTATGCATCTCTTTATAAGAGTCGTAGAGGCAATTGCACACAACATCACAGGTGCCGTTATACTCATAGAACATTACTGTTCCATCATTAAATCTCACTTTTCCAGTTGCATGGCTCATTGTTTAATTCCTAGTTTCCAGTGTTCTAAATAGCCTAACAAAGCAAATCAAGCTGAGCAGGTTAGTCTTTCGTTTCTATTCTGGCACCGAGTGTGCCACCTTATTTGCAACGTTATATTTCTTTGTACCATTGAGCGTTGAAATCCATAATTGCAAGGTGTAGTGAGCCACCAAATCCCGCAATACCTGTCTTATCTTCACCATAAATCACACACCATTGATTGCCATCTCTCTTAACTGTCGGCTTTAGCATGCAAAATAAATTAAATTCCTGCTGCTCTTGTGCTGTTTGATTTCTAAGTCCAGCAGCAATGTAGTCCTCATGCATTGGCTCTGTCATTTCAAATATACCTCAGTGGTAAATATAACAATCAAAATCAACGTGGAGCGTATAAAGCACCGCGTTCTTATTTAAACTTGGTCACGCGCCCAGTTATTTTGGGCGTTATGCCTCAATCACAGGCTTGTATTTAACTTTCTCGAAATACCAATAGCCGTCACCTATACCGCCTAGCTCGTAATCTGGCGGCTCAAAACTCATGCTAAAAAGATATGATCCATCGCCGTCTTCAAAAAGAGCAGTCTTGTCTTCATCATCCATGCCTTCGTTAATTTGTGCTTCAACACCACATAAATTCTCTACACACCAATGACCTATTGAGCCGCATGTAAAAGCAGGGTCGCCTCTCTGGTAAAAAATCTCAACGAGATGGTCTTTTAGGTCTGTAGGCATAACAAGGTTATGCAGCTGTCTTTTTTGCCTCATTATATTCCCCTATTCTCCGGCCTTAATGAATTCAGATGCTGAGACGTTAAAGAAGGCGCTCAATTCTCCAATATGCAACTTACCTGCAGTTTTGCTATTGCATAGAGTGCTTACATAAGTGAGAGATAGCCCAAGGTAATCAGCTAATTCAGCCCTAATTTTATCTTGCTTGTTTAGATAGTGTTTTATTGATTTGCCTATATTCATACTTCCTCCTGTGTTTTAAGTACTTTAGCTTATTCCTAAACAAAGTCAACTTATTTTAAAAAAAGCTTGACTAGAATCCAATCTTTGCTAAGCTTCAGTCACACCAACCGAAAAAATGAGAACCAAAGGATGGGCATGATGGCAACGGCAAAAAAGAGCATGGACATAGTTGAGTTATTTAAAAGCTCAACTGATGAAGAGCTAACATTTGGTGATATTTATGCCACAGAGTTTGGCGCCAGAGTGATCATCAATGATGGCGAAACTAAATATGAATTAACGGTTCTTTCTCTTGAGCCACCAAAAGAGAGAGTGATTCCTTTGAGTTTTAATGACGCACAAACAGGAGAAAATGGAAAATGAAATTAGTAATCACAGCCGATAATGGAGCCGTATGCGAGACTGAGGCAGAGGCTGAAGCAATTGATAAATCCCTTGCCGCATTAGTCCCGGCCGATGAATATGGCGAAGCCCTAAAAGAATCAGGCCTTAGCCGCCAGGCCGTCACGCGCCGTGTTAATGTGGCTAAAGAGTACATAGCCTACCTAGAAACAGAGAAGGTGCCTGAGATGCCTGCTAAGAAGCCAGAAACCAAGGAGAAAGGTAATGAATAAAGGCACATTTTGCAGCAGAAAAGGAGGGGTGACTCTAAGAGGCAGATTCCCCCTAACCTCTAAAACTATCGATTCAGTTGTGAATAAAGGAGGCTTTATCCCAAGCCCTAGAGTTTCACAGATATTAGAGCGCCAGATTTTACGGCACGCTATGAAGATGGAAGCTCGGCAGGTCAAGAGAAGCCTAAAACCTGAGCACTTCAAGTCAAAAAAGGCTGCAAGTGCAGAGAGAGGCAAAAGGCTGATAGAGCTATTTGTGAGCGGCAAGATCGTGAGTCGGTCAAGACGCATTAAGGCTTTCACACTTAACCCAATCGCTGCTGCACGTAGAGCGATGAGCGACCAACTAAATTAGGCGAATACAAGGATTAGGTGTCAATGGTTGTGCGTTCTTAGCATATGTCACCTCTAACTAAACCCACACTGTAGAACGCTCCTGACTCAGCCCCTTAATTGGGGCTTTGTTAGTAGAAAATATAGACAATTATGAATAAATTAACTTGCAAAGATCACACTGATTGCCCGACTGGCTATACAAGCTGGCACCACTGGGCAATAGAGAAGAGCAAAACACATAAGCAGATTAAATGCCCTGAATGTGGATTGCTTAAAATCTGGATACTAAAGAAACCAACCAGGAGAATTACCATGGCTAAAAAACCCACAATGAAAGAGCAGATAGCGCAGAAAGACACAGAGATTTTAGAGCTTAATGCGGTGATTGCAGCCGACATGCAAACAATTGCACGGTTAAAGCCATTGGTTACAGAGCTTGAATCTAAAGTGACCTCGCTTACTGAGCATTCAAACGACCTGCAGGAGCGGTTAACAGTACAGGCTACACATCAAGGTAAGCTTGAACAAATCATTGAAGAGCTGCAAAACGCGGCTGAAATCCGCCTTTTTGAGCTGGAGGAATTGGAGGAGAAGTATGCATTTTTTGAGAAAGAGGTCAATCTCATGCACGAAATCTTTAATCATACTGATGGAAAGTCAGACAGGCGGCATTCCATAGTTGCCCGCATGATGAAAAATCAGCAATCATTGATTAGCAAGGGATGATTTAACAATGCGAATCGCCGATAAAGACCTGAGATACAAGAAAGCCAGATCATGGGTGCGGAAGCTTATGAAGCGGGCTTGGGCTGGATTAACAAAGAAAAGAGGCGGCGACTATGACCATCATTGATGGAGTGCAATATAAAATTGGCCGCTTTGGTTTTGTATACTGGTTCAGCTGTGAATTAAACGAATGGTATAGGTCTCAAGTTTCACCAGATGAACTGAAAAAAAAGACCATTAAGCAGCAGCGAATTGAAAAAGTGAACCTTGAGCAATGCCATCCAGTGCTGGATATAAACGGCAAAGAATCTACACCGAAGGCCATAGCCAGGGCTGCAAAAAAGCTTGGTACTGGGTATCGAACCATCGCCAAAAGACTGGCAAAGGTGCCACAAGCATTAGCATTCTCTATGGCTAAAGATGAATTCCCCGTATACATGAGAGAGCAACATAAGCTTGAGCAGCAGAGACTTAGGCTAGATTCAATTCACTCTAAAACCAACTCAAAGAAGGTATAAACAATGGCAAAAGGCATAAACAAGGTAATTCTTATTGGCAACTTAGGGCAAGATCCAGATGTGCGCTACATGCCAAACGGTAACGCCGTGGCTAATGTAACACTGGCAACTTCTGAGTCATGGAAAGATAAAAATACAGGTGAAACTCAAGAGAAAACAGAGTGGCATCGCGTGGTTTTCTTTCGTCGCCTGGGTGAGATTGTTGGCGAGTACTGTAAAAAAGGCTCAAAGATCTACGTTGAAGGCAGACTTCAAACACGCAAATGGCAGGATAAAGACGGTAAAGATCGCTATACCACTGAGATAGTAGCTGATCAGATGCAGATGCTAGACAGCAGAGGCGGTGCTACACCAGAAAATGCCCAACAAAGCAGCCATCAACCGCAAGCTGCACCAGCACCTGATGCAGATTTTGATGATGATATTCCATTTTAAGGTTGACAGAACAGGAATCTTGAACGATGATTATTGGCAGTGATGTAGGAATCGCTAAGCATAACAGGATAAAGGTAACCCAGGGCCTAAACACATGTTCTCTGGTTTCGTATAGCAAGTTTTCTATCCTTTATCCTATTTCGCTATATGGAATCCTACCCAGAGGACAGTTGTTTAGGCCTTTTTTTGTGCCTATCAATTATCCTTCCATCACTCTTTGCATTACCAGCTGGCTTACAGATGGCTATAAAACACGGTTATGTGATTCATGGTGTTTAGTACAAAAGTTTGACCCTAACTCAAACGTGGTTGCGAAACTATAAATCTAGTCAGCACAGACATTAAAAGCTATCACCTGAAGGCACAGGATTAAATGCTACCGTGACACAAAGGCTTTGCAATGTACGTGCTTGATTGAACAGATATATCACAATTATCTGAAGTGACAGCTATCAACTAAATAAACTGGAGAGAGACAATGGGTACATCATTTCAACTAAGACTGCCACGAACACCAGAGCTTGACCAGGCATTTGAATCAGCCCAGAAGGCTGTTGAAGAGGCTGATAAGAAGGGGGAGAGAGGTGTTGTTTTTTGTCAGATTGGATTAGTTAAAGAGGATGGCGAGTACAATATTAGGGGTGCCTTTTATCCTCATGATAAGGCCTTATTGATCCAAGAGGCGTTAATTGAATCCAATAAGAAATAACCCATAACCACCCAGCACTATACCGGGAGTAGAACATGGAATTTAAAGATGGAAAAATTATAGTTGGCGATGAAATAAAGCAAGTCACTCCAGAAATAGTTGCTGCTTTATTTGCCGGAATGGGAGCAGATCAGCAGGCTGTGTTCTTTAATGAGGTTGCTGAACTTGCGTCAAAATGGGATGGATGTTTTGCAATGCAGCTTCAATGGATAACAGACGATAATGGGCTGACACTTGCAGGCCGCCGCGTGATGCAGGGGATTGGCGAGTATTCACATTGGGGTCTGGTGCCTCACATAGACGATGATAAAGCTATTACCGGGAGTAAATGAAATGGCAGAAACACAGAAACAAGCCATATCTCGATACAGAAAGATGGGTTATGAGGTGGCAGAGTCAACTCAAACCAGTACTTATATGATTATTGCTGTTCCAGGTGTAGGCGCTAGATACGTGACTATTGGTAAAAATGGATCAGCCAGGAGTGGAAAACATGAATGACGGGGCGTTGCAATGACCATAATACTAGAGCATTTAGAGCAGGGATCTCAGGAGTGGAAAGATGCCAAGGCGGGGAATGCTTCAATGAGCCGGGCAAATGATTTGCTCACAAAAGGACAGAGCGGCAAGCCTAGCAAGACAAGAGAGACCTATGTCTTGGAGCTGGCTGCTGAGGTATTGACGGGCAACCTGTCGGAAAGCGTGAATACCTATGATATGCGCCGTGGAACTCTGCTCGAACCATACGCCTTTGAAGCATATAGTGCACAGACAGGGGCTGAGGCAAGAAACATAGGCCTTGGGTACTTAGACGACATGAAGCGCATTCTGGCATCGCCTGACGGCCTGGGGCTTGCGGTAGATAGGGGCCTTGAAATCAAATGCCCTGGAATAAAGAAACACATGCGCACAATTCATGAAGGGGTAACGCCAAAAGACAACATGAATCAATGCCAAGGAGGGATGTGGATCTTCGGAGTTGATAAGTGGGATTTTGTATCATTTTGCCCTGAGTTTACTGAAGCACCATTATTCATAGCTACTGCATATCGCGATGATAAGCTTATAGCAAGACTATCTGACTCGGCGCATCTGGCAATTCAAGAGGCTGATGAAATAGCACGGAAAGCGCGAATGGTTGTTTCACATGATCTACGCAAGACATGTGCCAAAGCGCTAATGGCCATTGATGAAATGAACAACGTTGAACCGGAGATATACTGATGGATAATGAAGACGATATTTCAGTAACATTAATCGCCAAAAGCGACCAATTAAACGCAGCTGATTTAATCGGAGGTGCAATTACCGTTAAGATTTTAGACGTAAAAGTATCCCCCACATCTGATCAGCCAGTATCTATACGGATAGACGGCAACAGACAACCTTACAAACCGTGTAAATCAATGCGCAGGCTGCTGGCATACCTATACGGAAACTCATCAAAGAAATGGATCGGGCATAGTCTCACACTATATTGTGATCCTGACGTTCTTTGGGCTGGAGCCAAGGCAGGAGGAATAAGGGTTTCTCATTCAACAGGAATCACAGAAACCCAAGAAGTCCCGCTTAGATCTTCTAAGCATAAGGTTATTATTTATACAATTGATCCATTAATAATTTCTCTTCCCGAATATTCTGAAGCAGATTTTGCGAAAAACAAAGAATCATGGAAGCTGGCGATTCAAGATGAAGAGAATAAGACTACAGCTGCGGGGTTGCTGAAAAAGTTGAAATCTCAATTCACTCTAAAGCAAGAGCAAGAGAATGAAATACTTGCATTAGATGGGCAACAAAATGTCTAACCATCTTAAGTCTAAAAAATATCTAGCCTGGGTGAGAGAGCAGCCCTGTTGCCATACAGGATTGCCAGCAGAGCCTCATCACGTTATAGCAATAGGTATGGGCAAGACAGGCGGGAAAGCGGCGGATATACACGCTGTTCCTCTGTGCCGTGAAACTCACGACGAGGTGCATGACGATCCAGACAGCTGGCCACAAGCAAAATGGCTTATGGAAACCCAGGAAAGAGCGTTCCGGGATGGGATATTGGTGGTCGCATGACTGAAATTATATTAGTCGGCGTAGAGCAGCAAGACCATGCAATTGAGACAATCAAGCAGATACTGCCAGATGGTAAGTATTGCGTAAGGATTGAAGAGGTATCAGAAAAAAGAAGGGATAAACAGAATAGGCTTTCACATGTGTGGTATCCACAGATAGGCAAGCACACAGGTTCAGGGACACTGTACGAGAGATGTCTGTGCAAGCTCTTATATGGAATCCCAATTCTTAGAAGCAGAGAAGGCAATACCAAAGAAGGCAACAGGG